GTGGCGGGGGATCAAACGGGGCACTCGTCGTCGGGGTCGTCTGGGGCGGGGAGCGAATACCGAGATGCAGGCCTGTAAGGGCGATTGATTTGCATCGCCGTTTGTTCGTCAGTGAGCGTGTAGGAAAAAATCGAAGCGCCGCCGTAGAAGTGTGTTACCCAGCCACTGATCGTCGGTTCTTTTGCTTCCGGCTGATCCTCCGGCCAAACTAATGTCGGGATATCGATGCGGAGCATTTTCGCGCCGAACCGTTCTTCTTCGCGAGCGCGGCCGGCATGGCGGCGGTGCCCAAACACTTCAACGACTGCCCATTCAAAGCCTTCATCGGCATCTGTGGTATTTTGTTCGTCTGTCATAGCGTTCCCTAAAAATGAAATGCTTCGCTATCGATTAGATCAGCGCGCGTGAGTCCGTCCGTCCCGGCAAACGGGGCGTCGATCGAGACGTTTTTAAAATGATCAAACTGGCGGTTGTATTCGGTGACGGCTTTCTTCACCCACGCGGCCAAATCATTGAACGGCACTTTCCGATCGAGAATCTGCACCATCACGGAATTGATGACGTCCATCTGAGCAGCGGACATGAGATAGCCAGGCACATGAACGCGGATCAGCTTGCGCATGGCAGAGGGGTCCGCGCGGGCGATTTTTTGGGACTTTTTTCGCTGATACGCTCTACGGTCTTTCGCCCGCACTTGCTCAATGTCGCGAACGCGGTTTTTATCGAGCCCACGCTCCCTCCGACAGCGCGCGTTCCTCTCACGGACGGAGACCATGCGTTCCTCGTTCGCCTTCTCACGTTGCCAACGGGCCTTCTGTAGTGCCTTGCGACGCTTTGGATTTAATGCGGCGTAGCGCTTACGCTTTTGTTCTCGCGTTTTTTCAACATCACGGTGATAGCGCTCTCGATTTTGGGCATTACGCTTTTCTTTATGTGCATCGCGCAACCGTGTCAGTTCTTCGAGTGCTGCATCCTGATCCATCTGTTGGAGCTCAAGAAGCTTGCCTTTGGTGAGATAGAAATCCATGTCACACCCTCACTCCATATTCTTCCCGGACAGCTTTTTTGAGCGCCTTGATATGTTTGCCGCGGATTCGGTGTGATCCGATGATTGTAGCGCTTTCACATTCCCACGAATGACTGCCCTTACCGTCCGGATCGAGAACCACTGGTGAATCGGGCACCACCACGTAAACCCGGCCCTTCCCGCTGGGGTGAAGGCAAGCAAACTGGTATGCGGCTAGATAATCCGTGGTGATGTAAATCCTATCGGTTCGGCAAACGCCACGCGCGCCGAAGTCAGCCGTTGTTGCAGCGCGTGTAACGATTGGCGGCAAAATCTTTTCGCCGATTTGCAAACCGCTTGGCCCGCCGTGGTAATAGGTGGTTGGCTGGCTCATGCTTCACCCATCTTGGTCGTTAAGAGTGCCAGCAACCTTTCAATTCGTTCTTCGGAAAGTTTCAGAACGAACGTTGTCAGGTTGTTATTGAAACGCGTCCAGTCAGTGCCACCGTTCGCGCCGGGGTTAATCACCCCGGCTTCTTCAAGCTCCCACTTAGAGAGGTTGTGTAGGACACCAAACATGCAGGCAAAGTCTCGCGGGGTCATGGCTGATAACCCTGCTGCTGCGGCCAGTGGCGGCAGATCAGGCGCAATTTTTCTGCTTTGCGCTCGCGCTTCACTTCGGCGCGTTCCTGATAAAAAGATGCGGGCAGAACGGTCGGAACAAAGCGTGGGGAGCGGCGTGTCCACGGCTTTCTTGCGGGCTTTGACGTTGGCGTTGACGAAGCGTCATCGTGGATCACGACAGCTGTGCTAGGAGCGCGCCTTATGCTAACTCCACCCAACAGCATTGCGCCGAGAGCCAAGACACTTCCAAATCCAAATCTACGCATTGATAATTTCTCTTTCGTCGTGTGAGGAAATGATGACGCGCACGAAATCGCTGATCCGATCTTTCAGGACGATGCGAGAGGCGCAGAGGGAAAGGTACGTGTAGGCGTTGCCGGTACCGCCATCGCTCATGCCTTCCAGAAAAGGCTTGGCTGTTATGGTCGAGATATCGACACCGATTGTGATAAGGCCGCGCAGCACTGCATAAATGTTGCGATGATGCGGGGACTGGAAGTGCTGTGGTTGCAGATCGTGCACGAAATCCAGCGCGTAGCGGGGATCTATGAACATGGCGCCCAACACAGCACGTTCTACATCATCGACTTCTGTGTCGATCAGGCGGGTGCTGATCAATGAAGCCGATTCAAGAAAGGCTTCCCAGTGCCGAATAACGTGTTGCATCGCTTCGGCTTCGCTCGCGGCGGATTTGGAAGCGTGCTCACACTGAGAGAGTTCCCAGCTTGTCCGCCATTGCCAAGCCTTCTGTTTGACCGGCGGGGTGATTTCACCAATCCGTAATGTGCCGGAATAGACATGGATGCGGGCATTCGAGCCCTTTGCAAGCCGACGAAAGGAAAGCGGCGCTTTGTTTTGAACGATCATTATTCGCCTGCCTGTCCATCGCGGCGAAACTCGATCAGTTGACCGGGCGTGCAATCCAACACAACGCAGAGCTTTTCCAGCAGTTCATAGCTGATTGTTTTCTGCTTGTTCTGAGTAATGCGGGAGAACTGCGTGCGCTTCATGTCAACCTTGTCGGCGAGGTCGCTCAAATTCATCCCCCGATCGGCGGCTATTGCCTTAATCCGCAAGACAATCATGGGTACATTCCTATGGTAATTGGGTTGGCAACAGACTGGATTGGGATGACGTTCTTCACTTTCACTCGCAGGCCGATGCCTGGCTGAATTTCACAAGGGGTATCGAGCTGGAAAACTGTGAAAACGAACTGGTCGTTTTCTGTGCAACGCACCATCATGCCGTGCGTGACGACGACTGTTTTACGGCCGTCGTTGGCCGGGAAATCCACGGTAGTGTGCGGCGACTTTTCCGAATTGAAATTTAATTGTTGCCGCTCGTAACCAACCCACTCACGCGGATCGACTTCTTTTGCTGGTGAAGTCATCAGGCCAAACTCGAACCAAGAGTGAAGCGGTTCGACTACAATTTCGGTTTTTGGATTTGCTTCGCTCATGTCAGCGGCTCCGATATTCGCCTTTGCGCACGACGCGCTCATTCAGGCCTACGAGTTTTTCAATTGTGGTTGGTCGATGCATGTTGGCGCTGGCATCGTTTTTCGCTGCCGCACGTTTCACGCGGGTCGCGCGTTCCACCTTGACCGGATTGCTTCCAGCGTTTCGGACGACTACTTCCGCACGGGAATTAAAGATGAGCAGATTGTAGAGGCTGGGGCTCTCGATCGAGGCGGCTGCAGCGTTCGCGTTCTTGACTGACGTGAAGTCACCGACGATGCGCGAAGGCTGGTTTCGCCACTTTTCTACCGGGCTCAGAATGAGGCGATAATGACGCTTCGGAGCTCTATATTGCCACGCTTTCCAGATGCGTTTGAAAGGCTCTTTTGGCGCTTGGTCGAAGGTCACAATGAAGGGCTTTTTCACCCCATTTGCGGGGGCATTTTTGGCGCTCATTTTTTCGCCCTTCCGTACAGGAATTGTTCTGCATTTTTCGGGCGGTGTATTGCGGTGAGATGCGCTTGCTGACGCGGTGTTTTCGCGGTGTGCGCTACCCCCACAATATACCACATGGACTAGGGGAAGCCGTTTTGAAGGGCTTTTTTCGAGTGTTTTCAAAGGGGTGGAAATTGCCCGAGCCAACGCCGTACAAACTGCGTACAGGATAGAGGGGGTTTTGATGGAAATAGCGCTCATTCGTCACCGCCTTCGGCCTTGCGACCGTGCTGCAATGAGGCGGCATGTGAGCGATAAAGATTGGCTTGATTTTCGTAGTAATCCTGCAACCCGCGCAAGGCACGAGCGAGCGTGGAATCTGTATAGCTGTAGAGCCATGGACTGCGTTTTCCGAAGCCTGCTGATTTAACTTCGTAGAACGGAGCGGCGTATATAAACGCGTTTCGGATGACGACGAGCGTGGAAAGGCGATTGAAACCACTGGTTTGAATGCCGGTGGCTTTAAGCCAAGAGTCGGTGCCCGATTTATGGACCGTCCATTTGTAGCCAGGCATAATCCGTACGAGCTCTGCGCGGAAATCAGCGGGAGTGAAATTCTTGTCAGCCATGCTGCTTAAACCTCCGCTGCCTTGGATTGGAAACTTGCGTGATGGTGGCCGTAAACGGCTTCCAGTGTTTTCGTGGACATGCCGAGCGAATGGCTGGCTTCCCACATGTCAACACCGGCACGCATGAGCCATGTCGCGCGGGTGTGGCGCATGGTGTGAGGCGTGACTTTTGAATCGAGCTTTGCAGCTTGAACTGCCTGCTTCCACGCATGGCGAATGTCAGCGATATCGGCGCCGTGCCAATGAATGACGGTGTTGAAGAAATTAATCTGACTGCTGGTGCCTGCCTGATCAGCGATCCGCGCTTGATCGGCCATGTCGAGCTTTTTCCAGCGTTTCAAATGGAACAGGATTTTCCGGCCGAGTTTAACAGGCGGGCGGCGTTTCTTTGTTTCGCGCTGGCCTTCGGAACGGCGGTACATAATTTCTTCGTTCAGATCGATGTAGCCGGCGCGTTCATTCCGCTCCCACTGAACCGTAAGCAAAACATTCAAGCGCGAGCCCGTGTAAATGCCGAGCAGGATTAATCGCGCCATGTGGCGATTGACGCGCTGGCGATCCCGCGACCACTTGCCGTTTTTCCAACTCCAGCCGAGAGCGCCAGCAATCAGGCGAGCAGCTTCCGATTTTGTCAGCCAACGCGTGCGGGCAGGGGAGGGTTGGGGCATGTGTACGACTGGCAGAGAATCCACTGGGCCGTAATTCTTGTTCCAGAAATTCAGAGCCGACAGCAGGATTGCGAGCTCGCGACGGATTGTGCCTGGCTTAACCGGACGAGATCCGGAAAGGCGGTGCGTCTCGTATTCCTTGCACGTTTGTTTCGTGATTTCGGAAAGAGATTTGCGGCCCCACCAACGAGACAAAGCTGTCAAACCATAAGCTGTTGATCGCGGGGCAACAGTTTCCGGCAGATGCTCTTGCGAATATGTCAGGAGAACTTGCGCTATCACGATCCGGTCCGCCCGCTTGGTTTCGGTTGGGTTGGCGTGTTTGAGCGCGATATATTCCGCGAGGGCTTTTTCTGCTTGCTCAAGCTCATGTTCAGCGCATCCAGTGCGCTTTGCGTAGGATCGATCGCGGATGATCCAGACACCTTCACTTCGGTTGAAGTAGAGACGAGGCGGGAGCGCTTTCTTAGGCATAGCTGCAACCAGTCTTTCAGCATCGCTGGGGTCACGCAGTAGCGTTTCCCGATCATCAAAAGGGTGAGGCGACCTGCTTTATGCTCATTGCGCAGGTGCGCAGTGGAGCACGCATTTTTCAAAATGCGCTCGCGAGCTTCGGTCAGTGTCAGGATTTCGTCGGGATCGAATTGGCTCATAGCGCGAGCCTCAAAGTTTCCATCGCGATGTAAAAAATGGTTGCGCAGAGCCATCCAAGGCCAAATGCCGACAGCGAAGCGGCGCGGAGCAAATACCGAGGCTCTTTTTTCACAGGAGCTGGTTCGGGCTGTGGCTGCTGTTCTGCTTTCTGGTTCCAATGCTCGATCGGCATGACGTTTACCCCACCGCAAATATCGGCGAGGCGCTGCAACCGCACAGACGTGTGGAACGCACCATCAGTTTTGACCATGTGCCGTACGCAGGCTTCGATGAGCCCTTCCGGGGCTCCGGGTAAAAAGCCGCTTACTTGTGCATCGAACTGATTGATTGAAGTGAAAAGGCTGTCCGTAGGTTGAGGCCTGTTCATGCTGCGTCCGCCTTCGCAATGATGGCTGGATCAGCTTCGATGCATTCACGCGCACGAAGAGCGCTACAAATGCCAAGCGTCAGATCACGGCCTGTGGCGTTCCAGCGGAGGGCATTGATCAAAAACTCGCAGTTATTGCGCCTGTCGGCTTGGATATTCAGGCTGCGGCATAAAGCGAGCAATTCGGGCTTCCAGAGCATCCAAAGCGCTTTTGAGGGCAGGGTCTCTTGCAATGCGAGACGAATTTCCGGCCAACGCGCATAACCATCATGCCCGGTAGGCAACATGTTTCGAGCACGTTGCGGATATATCCACGCACCACGCATGTAACGATAATCACCCGGCAATCCCATCAAGTAATACACGCCGTCGCGTTCGTGATGCGCTGCGCTTGCGTTGGTGCTGTATTCTTCCGAAAGAAACTTTTCGTGCAGGACGGCTATCGAATGGTGTGCAACACCTTTCATCCCCTGCATCTGGTCATGCAACCGATCAAGTTTGTCCTTGGCTGATTTAATTTCAACTGCGATGATTTCAGCGCGGTCAACGGCCAATACATCAATGCGCGTTCCGCCAAGTGATGTGTTGATTTCGTGAATGATACGGGCGTTCGGACGTTGTTGGCGCAAATATGCCACCACAGCTTCACGGATTTCACCTTCTGCGGGGGAGCGGTAAGCGGGCATTACACGACCTCGCTATCAAAAAGCGGGCCGTACTGGAGAGGCGCAGCGTCACTGGTCACTACACGCCAATCCTTTTCTATGCGGCGCTTTGCTATATCGGCATATTCCGGGTTGAGCTCTATCAAGATTGACTTGCGTCCATGTCGCGCTGCGACTAGCCCAGTTGTTCCTGCGCCACCGAACGGATCAAGGACTACGCCGCCCTTCGGGCATCCAGCCAAAATGCAGCGTTCTGCCAATTCGGGAGGGAACGTTGCGAAATGAGCTTCTGAAAATGGGCGCGTAGCAATCGGCCAGACTGATAACGGCGCTGGCTCAAAATTCCGCAAGAGTCGACCATTCGCGCCCTGTTCAGCTGTCGTCATATTGTCCCAACGGCTATTCAGTCCTTCATGTGGACGAACGTGTCCGCGTGTCCGCTCTTTACGCGTCTGATTGTGGGCAATGGCCGTGTGAGGAACTTCGCCAGAAGCCCATCCTTCGACGCGCTTATTGCCAGCGGTTTTTCGCTTTCCCGGTTGGCCAGCCGTATAAGAGCCCCCACGATAGCCGTCCGCGTCTTCGTCGCCGACGCGAAACTGTCTGACTATCTGGGCGTCATAGTAAGCGCCCATACGCATCCAGCGTGGACCATCGCGCTTCGGGTCAGTGATAAGCGGCGCTTTCTCGGTTAAGTCTGGGGCGAAAGACACGTCGCCTGTGTCGCGAGCGCGCCAAACGTCAGCATCATTGCTTTTGGTCAGAAGAAAGATTTTTTCATGCGCAGATGACGGACGATAGACGCCGGATGAATCGGGCATCGGATTGGGTTTGCCCCAGATGATTTCCGAACGCACCCACCAACCGGCGTCTTGCAAAGCTATTGCGAGACGGTTGGGTATCATCAATAGGTCTTTGGCCTTGATATTCCCGCCAATAGTGGAGAACGGCTTATCGCGAAATGTTCTATCGTCAGTGCCGCTCTTTTTGGTGTCTGCAGCCGAACGGCCGTTCGGTGACGATGCGTAGCAATCGCCGTAGTTTAGCCAAAGGGTGCCGGTTGGTTTTAACACCCGCCGGATTTCTGCAAAAACAGATACCATTTTCGCGATGTGCTCGGATAGTGTGGGCTCCAAGCCCAACTGTCCTGCAACGCCATAATCGCGCAGCCCCCAATAGGGCGGAGAGGTGACGACGCAATCGACCGACTCCGCTGGCAAGGTAGCCAATACGGCCAGGCAATCGCCTAGGAGGATTTCCACCCGTCCGTCAATTGCAGAGAGCCGCTCGATCATCGCCCAGCTTCCTGCAGATCGAAAATCGCTTTACGCTGGATCGCTGCGGCCCTGTCGTTCGCGCGGATGCTTGCGACCAGGGCCTTTTGGTCGCTTTGCAGCTTTGCCATTTCTTCGCGCATGATCGTTTCGCGCTGCTGGTTCGCTTTGTAACGCTCTACCAACCGGGCGCGGTTGTTTTTGACGACAGCCAGCTGACGCTGTGCAACGACGGCTTCTTGCGCCAAAAATTCCTTTGGAGAAGGCTCCGCTTTGAGCGGTTGAAAAACCTCCTTAATCATCTTCATTGCTTCCTCTGGCTGGCCAGCGCGCATCTTCGCGTAAGCGTCAGTTGCAACCTGTGTTGCATCTACGGATGGAGTCGACGCACTGTCTTCCGCCAGAGAACCACTCAATGCAGATACGAGTTCGCTTTCAAAGGCATCGAAATGTTCAGTGTCGTTTGGGGCGAGCCAATGCGCGGCTGTGCTTGAAGACATGCGGTCCTCCTGAAAGAGAACCGCCGGTAGTGTGGAGTGTCAAAACGGAGAGGGACACACTACCGGCGGTACGCGGCGACAGAGCGGGGCTCAGGCGGGGGGCGGGGGCTTGGGTAAACCCGCGCTGTCACAGCATCGGGTTATCGGTTGAGTGTCGTAAAGCAGGTATCGAAGCTCGATAGCTCTAAGCATCGGTCCATAGCGGACGGTGCGCTAATCGAGTTCATGGCCGAGAGGCCGAGAAACAAAATCATTAAGATGAGAGTGACTACAACGTAGCCCATGCGGCGTTCTGTGCCAGCGTGAACTGCAAGTTGCTGCTCGTACAGTTCGATGAAATCTAACTCAGAATTTTGGGTGCAAGTTCCCGTTGGGCGTCCGCGATTTGACGCCGCCAATCCTCGGTCCATGACCATCTCCAATTGACGATAAGTTCACCAGTTATGGGTTGCACTGTATAGGCAATAGACGATAGAATGCAACAAGAAATATCGGCAATAGCCGACATTTTTTGCAAATCTGTGTAAACAGAACGTGAACATGTCAGGATGCCTTGATGCGTAATCCCGTAACCGGTACTGGTTAGGATAGGCGGCGTCTGGGGATTATAGGACGGCAGGAGGCAATATGTTTTTGAGTATCGACCGAGTAACAGGACAGCACTTAACCGCCGAAAGCGATCCGCAGGGGCTTAGCGATGGAGACGGAGGAGGATTCCGGGAGCTCGCGCAATTTATTGAAGCGGTGACAAAAATGTCGCCACAAGAAAAGCGCCGAATCGGCGCTCTAATCGACAGTCTGAATTAATTAATCTTCGTTATCAGCTGGGGCGGGGTGCTCTGGCACAATAGCGGATACCATGTCCCGTACGATCTCCCGGCGTTTCGGGTCTAAAGACTGGTATTTAAGGACGAGCTTTTCAGTTTCTTCGTCCAATTCAAGGCCGAAAACGAGCCACAAAGGGCTTACTTTAAAAGCCGTGGCCAACTCGACGAGTGAATCGATACTCGGTTCCTGCTTCTTTTGAAGGAGCGAATAGATATACGCGTGGTTCTTCCCCGCCAGTATTGACGCGGACCGCATGGTAAGACCTCGTTTCGCCATCAGCTCTTGAAGGCGTTGTCGCCACATCGAATTATCCATGCGCGACATTTAGCAAATATTTGCGGTATTTGTAACTGGAAATATGTTGCTGAATAATAATCGTTTTTTGCCGATATTGTATATATCGGCTATTGCCTATATCTTCGCCACATTCCTCAGAACTGGTGAAGGTATCCGGTGGCCGCCAAACGTTCATTGACAGCCCAATTGCAAGAGATTGACCGGATCATCGGCGAAAGCCGTTCGTCTAAGGATGCCGATTATCGGCGTGAAACACAGGAAAGCATACGCGACACGCTTCGATGGCTTCAAAAGCATGAGCCCAAAATCAAAAGCCTTGTCGCAGGGCGCTCACGATGAGGCCCGCTCCCCCGATCGAAACCATTCTGCACCGCGTCACATATCACGCTGTTACGCGGTATGTGCAGCGCATCCTTGGAGTGTCAATTCCGATGGAAAAGGGCACCACAGAGATTATTCGTGCAGCCGTCCACTGTAAGCGCGCCAAAACCACGATCGACGATGTGCGGCGGCTGGTGATGATCCCCACGGTAGCGGTTGCGATCGAGAACAAGTTCGCCGCGATCGACACGAAGAACTTCACTGCTGTCATTGATCCAGAACAGCAGATCATCGTCACGATCCTTGAACCCCAAACCTACAAACAACGTCACGGAAGGAGAAAGGCCAGCAGCCGCTCAGAAAAACAATGTCACCGCATCGCCGAACGCGTGGGGATGCAGATCAAAGGTATTCATACAAAAGGTAAAATGAAATGAAGGATCAATCACGCTCGATCGGAACTGAGACGCCATCAACGCCGGTTCAGACTGTTCACGATGCATTGAACAAAGCCGAGGAACTGGCTCATACAGTGCAAAAATTCATGGACGAGTTGTTAGGCTACCGAAACGATCTGTCCGAGGATTCTTCCGGCCCCGCAGAGGAGGGGATATTTCCCCAGCTCGAAAATCACGCATTTCGGGCAAGGCGCAGCGCATTGATTGCGATAGATCGAATTGCGGCGGCTCGCGGAGAGCTGGCACAATGAGCGACGATATCACATCAGAAGCCCAGACAATCGCGGTCGGCCAGCTGCGAGCCTTCATTGAGCGCATCGAGCGCCTTGAAGAAGAAAAGAAAACAATCGGCGACGATATCAAGGAAGTCTACGCCGAATTGAAGGGCTCCGGTTTCGATAGCTCCGTTGTGCGAACCATTATTCGTCTTCGAAAGAAGGAGGATCACGAGCGGCAGGAGGAAGAAGCCATGCTGCAGCTCTATATGGACGCGCTGGGAATGGGCTAACCAGCATGAGTGCGGCGCCAGCTCCGGACATTTGGTTAAACGACACAGTACCGGCCTTTATGGCTGAACACCCCGTCTATTCCGATAATCCGTTGCTGGCGTTTTTGCTCGACGCGTTGGTGCGAGAAACCGAAGAAACCACACCTGACATATCATTAGACGCCGCTTTGCTGCGCGCCACGCACGATACTCTCGTTAGCCAGGCACGCGTGCTATTGGCGGCAACGGAGCCTGCAGCATGACCGCTAAGCGAGCCCCCGCCAAGAAGGCGGCACCAAAACCAAAGCCCGCATCTCCTTCTAAGGCAAAGCAACACCAGCCTGCAGAGCTCAATCTGCAAATGTCACTCTTTGCTCAGGAATACATGAAGGACATGAATGCGACAAAAGCCGCTATTCGTGCTGGCTACAGCGAGAAAGCAGCTCGTCAGCAGGGCAGTCGGTTGCTTGGCTATTACGTGGTGAACGAACGTGTGCAGGAATTATTTGAGGAATCGCAACGCGTTCTCAAAAAGAATGCAGAACAGTTTCTTACCGAGCTTCTGTCTTTCAACAGCTTCGACATGATTGAAATTTATCAGCCTGGCACCCGTTGTTTCAAGCCGATGGAAGAATGGCCGAAAATTTTCCGCACAGAGCTTCTGCAGTCCATCAAGATTTTCGAGAAAGACGAAATGGTGATGGGTGAAGATGGGAAAAAGCATAAGGAAAAAGTCGGTGAAATCGTCGAAGTCAAACTTGTCGATCGTTTGCGTCTGAAAGATTTCATCGGAAAGGCCATCGGAGCGTGGCGAGAAAAGAAAGAGGAAGAACGAACAGACGATCCAGTGGCCGAGCTTTGGCAGGATATTTCCGGGCGATCTTTTCAGCCGAAGGATGACTGACGTTGCACCCCTTCGATCAGTTGCCGCTTACAGACAAGAAACGACTGATTTCCGATCCCAACTGGCGGATACGGAACCTCTATTACATTCGAAATAAATTCGGCGACACGGTAATCTTTACGCCGAACGAAGTGCAAGAATTATTTCTGGGCAACCTATGGTACCGGAACATTATCCCAAAAGCGCGTCAGCGTGGCTTTTCCACGCTTGTGCAGCTGATGATCCTTGATGCGTGCCTGTTTGTTGAAAATACAAAGGCAGCGATTATCGCTCTCGATCTAGATCTTGCTCTCGCTATCCGTAACGACAAGATCATGTTCGCCTACGAGCGATTGCCCCAGCTCATTCTTAACCGCGTGCCGTTGAAGGTGGACAACGAAAAGCGCCTTGAATGGAAAAACGGTTCCGAGCTGATTATCGGCACAACGGCTCGCGGACGCACGCTGTCATGGCTCCATGTCTCCGAGTACGGCGAGATTTGTGCAAAGAAGCCGGATCAGGCGAAGGAAATTCAGTCCGGTGCAATGCCGGCCGCAGAATACGGTACCATCATTCTCGAATCCACGGCGCAAGGCTCCGATGGTGATTTTACTGTCAAAGTCATGCAGGCCAAGGCGGTTGAGGAAACCGGCCGCAAACTTACGCGCAAAGATTTCCGCCTACATTTCGCTTCATGGTGGGATGCGCCAGAATATGAGCTCGACGACGCCGAGCACATAACAATCTCGCCGAAGGATCATGCATATTTCGACCGCATGGAAGCGGAGATAGGTCGCGAGATACCATTGCGCAAACGCGCCTGGTACGTTCAGCAGCGCGATGTGGAGTTCTCCGGCGATCAGGAAATGATGTGGTCGCAGTTTCCGACCACGCTTGAAGAAGCGTTTCAGCAATCAGCAGACGGCAAATTTCTTGCAGAAGTGCTGTCGCTGGCTCGCAGGCAGGGACGTATTGGCCAGCACAAATATGATCCCTCGCGCCCGGTCTACACGTTTTGGGATATCGGTACCGACGATGATACCGCTATTTGGTTTTTGCAGGTTATCGGCAACAACTATTATTTTATCGATTATTTCGAGTGTAACGGAGAGGCACCGGCCTTCTACGCCGCAGAAGTGATGAGAAAGCCTTACAACTACGCGCAGCACTGGCTTCCTCATGATGGCGCGCATCGTCGTATCAGCACATTCGCGCTCGAAACATACGCCGATATGCTCGGCAAGCTTTCACTGAAGAATATTGAGATTGTCCCCCGTACTGACGACAAAGTGCAGGCGATCAATATGTTGCGTACAGAGTTCGGGCGCTATTACTTTGATGAGGAGATGTGTGCTACAGGCATTAAGCATCTGGAGAAATACCAGAAGACGTGGAATTCTAGACATAGTGTGTGGACAAGCACTCCAGCACAAAATGGACACCAGCACGCCGCCGACGCTATTATGCAAAAGGCACAGATCGGCGATGCGCTCGTAACGCAACACCAGCAGCGCCCACGGCGCTCACGCTCAGGAGGAATGGCCGTTTGACCCAATAGCTTCTTATTTACACGGCGGCGTTTGTGCTTCACAATAATTGAAGCTTCTCGCCCCGAACCGAGGAGCATTGAATGTCATCGCCGGTTCTCGACCTGAGAGCGCGCGCCTTTATGTATGAGCGCGGCGACATCACCCTAATCGGATCGTGGTTACGCATGGGCGGAAATCTTCGCCCGTGTTTGGTTCTTATCCGCTCCGGAGAGGAATACAGCGACCACACAGTGCCATGTGTCGTGACGCTTGATAAAGCTTGGATATGGGACGAAGACGAAGGCGACCCAAAAGAGGCCGCTCGTACGGCTGCGAACTTCGTAGAAAAGCTGCGGCTTACACACAGCCTGCAATCCTGCATCCGCATTGCATCGCTTATTCACGACCATCTGGACGATCTTATTCAAATGCCTCCGTTCCCCCCGATGGACCGCGAGACCGTCGCATTCATCGAGCAGGTGAACAACAAGACGGGCAAGACAAAGCACATCGAGGTCAAAGACTATGTTTGACCTCAACGCCCAGGACGGCTCCGTCCGCCGACAGAAATATGAATCGCCCATTCCTACCGGTGCCAATGCAAACGAGCCAGTCAGGGCACATAAGCTCGACAGCCCAAAAATGGTTCACCTGCACCGAATGCTTATGTCTATGTTCATTACTGAGCAGGATAGGCAGCACGAAAACCGGCGCGAGATGGCGCAGGAAGAAGACATTTACGACAATGTGCAGTGGAACCCGGAAGACGCGGCCGTGCTGGAAAGTCGCGGGCAAATCCCTCTCGTTTACAACGTAATCAGCGCGTCGATCGATTGGATCACAGGTTCGGAAAAGCGTACACGCACCGATTCCAAAGTGATGCCTCGTCGGAAGGAAGACTCCAAACCCGCGCAACGTAAAACGGAGCTGATGAAATATCTCGCGGATTCAAACCGCTCGAATTTCTCACGCTCACGCGCATTCGAGGACGCTGTTCGTGTTGGCCTTGGATGGATGGAAGATGGCTTTCAGGAAGATACCGACGGTGAGCCGCTATACACGCGCTATGAAAACTGGCGCAACATTCTGCATGATAGCGCATCGATGGAACCGGACCTTTCCGACGCCCGCTATATTTTCCGGATGCGTTGGTTCGACCTTGATGTGATCAAGCAGATATTCAAAGAGCGCGCTGGGATACTTCAAGGATCCGCGCAAATGTCGCCTGGCGTAAATGGGCTAGACGAATTATCAGACGATATTACCGACCAACACGAAATCGAACTCGATCACAACAAGCATTTCGGTGCATCTAGCTCTACAATCGGTACTTACGTCCGGAGCCGCGTCCGCGTCATCGAAGCTTGGATACGCTTGCCCGCAGAAACCGAAAAAATAAGCGGCGGGATGTTCTCTGGTGAAATCTATGACCCTTTGTCACCAGCACATCAGGAAGCATTAGAGAGCGGCGAAGCTGAAATCGTGAAAAAGCCAACTATGCGTCTGCATGTTGCAATCTTCTCAACAGCGGGAATGCTATATTTCGGTCCGTCGCCATATCGTCACAACCAGTTTCCACTCACTCCCGTTTGGGGCTTCCGGCGCGGCAAGAATAATTTGCCATATGGGCTTATTCGGCGGCTGAAAGATATCCAGATCGATGTGAACAAGCGCGCTTCGAAGGCGCTGCATATCTTATCATCGAACAAAATAATCGTCGAAGAAGGTGCGGTCGAAGATTTGGACGAGCTCGCCGAGGAGGCAGCACGACCTGATGCTGTGCTCGTGGTCAAACCGGGCAAGCAGCTAAAACTTGACGCAGATCGGGAGCTTGCAGAGGGGCATCTTAATTTGATGAGCCGCAGCATTGCGATGATCCAGCAAGCGTCGGGCGTCACCGATGAGCTTATGGGCCGCAAGACGAACGCCACTTCTGGACGCGCTATCATGGCCCGTCAGGAACAAGGTTCGCTCGCAACTGCCAAGTTCTTCGATAACCTCATGTTTGCAGAGCAGGTGCGCGGCGAAAAGCAGCTCGCAAATATCGAACAGTTCATGACGGAGAAAAAGGCATTCCGCATTACCAATCAACGCGGCACCCCGCAGTATGTCGATATTAACGACGGATTGCCTGAAAACGATATCGTCCGCACGAAAGCAGACTTCGTGCTTTCGCAGCAGGATTGGCAGGCAACGACGCGAGCAGCGAATTTCGCCGCCTTGATGGATACTATGCGTAATTTCCCACCAGACGTTACGCTTGCCATGCTCGATCTCATTCTCGAAACGTCCGATTTGCCAAACGTTGAAGAAATGGTGGCTCGCGTACGCCAGATTAACGGGCAGCGCGACCCTGACGCCGACCCTAACGACGTATCGCCGGAAGAACAGGCACGTCAGCAAGCGGCGGCGGAACAAGCGGCGCTTGAAAAAGAGCAGATTATGACCGCGCTTAGAAAAGTGGTTGCGGAAACGATGCTCAAAGAAGCTCAGGCCCAGTCGATCGCCACTAAGAACGTTGAGACGAAGGTGGACACGCAAGCGAAGGCACTGGCTGCTGCTACGACCGCAGTACAGGCCCCGCAGACGCTCCCATTGGCTGACAACATTCTGCACGAAAGCGGCTTTGTTTCACGAACAGAGACAGAAGATAGCGCGCGCGACGAGTTGCGCGCAGCGCAAACACAGGAAGCAGCCGCAGAACAGCAACAGCAGGCACAACAGGAGATTATGGGGCAACCAGCAACGCCCGAAGGTGCAATGCCGCCCGCTCCTGAACATGCATCGCCGCTCCCACAAGGCTTGGAGGCCACCCCTCAGCAATAGATTTAAGGGCCGTTTGGCCCCCACCCACCCAATCGCTTCCGTGGAGAAATTTCAATGAGCGAACGACTGACAGAAGAAGAACTGGCACATATGACGCCAGCCGAGCGCGAAGGCTATGAACTCATGCTGGCAGAAGAAACCGAGCAGGATGATGACGCCGACGACGAAAACAATGATGCATTGGATGATGGCGATGATGACGCCGGCGCCATTGACGACGATCAAGAGCTCGGTACCGATGGATCAGAAACGGGGACTGATGCCGCCGCGCCTGATGAGCAGCTCCAAACGCAAAGCGATGCGCCTGAACTCGCCGCCGCCGCAGATCACGTCAAGTACCCTTATGAAGCACATAAGACAGTCAGTGACTTAAGAGAGAAAATCGAAGCTAACGAAGCTCAGCAGAATGCTTTGCTTGAGCAGTTCGATGACGGTGAACTTACTCGCGAAGAATACCAGGAGCAGCTGAAAACGCTCAACGCCGAAAGCCGACAATTCGTAAAGGATCAGGCAAAGGCAGAAACCGCGATTGAAGAAGCTGACGCCCGATATTTTGAGGACGTCGGCACCTTCTTGTCCGAGAACCCGATGTATAAAAAGGGCGGGCTACTATACAACGCCCTGGACGAAAAGGTTAAGGAGCTGCAGGCTCAATCCGACGATCCGCGTTCTCCCGCGATCATTAGGGAGGCCCACAAGCAGATTCAGGACGAGCTGGGGCTCAAATCCGATGCTCCGCCTAAGCCAAAGAGCGACGCAAATCCCGCCAAGCAAACGGCAAAACCTAAGCCGAAGCGCGAAATTCCTCCAAACCTCAACGGTATCCCATCGTCTGATGTGAATGACGCGGCAGACGATAACGGACGGTTCGCTGTCCTTGCGCGTATGGCTAAATCTGACCCGCTTGAGCATGAAAAGGCGCTCGCAAAGATGAGCGACGCCGAGATGGATGAATATCTACGGTACGGTGGCTGATGCTGTCACTGTCAGTACGGATAGGTCAGGCCGTCCAGATCGGGGAGGCGGCTGTTGTAAAGGTCGAGGACAAGCAGGGCCGTGGCGTCAAGCTTGTGTTTGCGACGGATATTTCCCCGATACGCATCTTGGATGACGGTGTAATCCCGCCACGATTCACTCGCGGGATTACAGGACGGCCGCGCCCGTATTGAGAGGAAATGTCGAATTTGCGAAACTGACGAGGGAAAGGCCGCAATGTGCGGCCTTTTTGCGTTTGGAATTTTAACAAATCAGCCACTTGCATATTCTATGCAAAGTACGTATATTACGTAATGCCAGCAAGAAAGGGAAATGAGCTGGTTTAAATATTACAAGTGGAGTCATTCCCAAAGAGGAAGTTACAAACCGATGAAAACTTACAGCTTCTCAGAAATGAACCGAGCATCCGGTGACATTCTGGATGCAGCTTTGGCGGAGCCAGTAGCTCTGACAAAAAGAGGAAAGGAGAAACTCATTATCGTTTCCACAGACGTGTGGGAAAAAGTACTAAATCGCGCAAAATCTAAGGCTTACACCCTAGAGAACGCACCTCAAAACAGCTTCGATCAACTTATGGGAGGACTAGAAGAAAATGTTCGAAACTCCCCCAGATAGGGATTAACAACGGATGAAATTCGACGTCGGTGATATTATTGAATACAGTTACCTTTGGGCCCGTGAGGCGGCCAAGGGAGAGGAGAGCGGGAGAAAATATCGCCCGACATGTATGGTGTTTAAAACGAAAGAGGACCCTGCAAAGCTCTTTCTTTTTCCAATTACTTCTCAAGAGCCCAAGGACGGACGGCCTTACAAAGTCATCCCACAACTTGAATGTAAAAGGGCGAAGCTAAAATATCCCTCTTACATAATTTTGGACGAGTTTAACGAGGACCGTTCTGACATGATGTTTGATGTGGGGGATACAAAACCTCGCGGAAGTATCAGTCCAAGTTATCTTGCAGAAGTATCGCAGGGAATTATGGACCACGCGGCAAAAGTGCGCCCCACTTCAGTGCGACGCACAGCTGTCTAAACAATCAAAGCCCCTGCTCAGTCAGGGGCTTTTGTTTATCGGTGAAAGATTTTCTTCGCAGTATCGACCGCTTCAACCACATCGTCCTCTTTGTTGTTTTGCAGGTCAAATTTATCGGTTTGGTTGCGCGCTTTACCGTAATCATTCCATTGAATGCGAATTTTCCCGGATGCAGGTGTGGTTACATAACCCACCAACAAATCTTGATCATCCTGTAAACCAGTGATCATACCCGGGTAGCCACCTTTAGTGGTAATTTCGATATGCTCTATTTGGATAACTGCCATAGCCCCTCAATCCTTCTATTTGCCCATTAACGGCTCAGTAATAATAGAGCAAAACAAACGCGCAAGAAAAGTGCTGATTGCTCTATTGACAAAGAATGAGTGTAGACAATTGCGTACATGCAGTAAGGGTTCATCCCCTGAAAATGCCACGAAATCTCGTATTGCAAAGGGTATGTTTTCCGGGTAATCATTGCTCCAGTTTGCGCATGACGTGCTTCTGACCGATTAATCCGGAGAACACGTCATGAAAACCGTAATTCCGTTTGGCGATGCCCGCGCCGTTGCCCGTTGGTCGGGCGCCCTTTTCACTGAAATCATCAAGCGTTCGTATTTTGAGCGCAAGTTCGTGTCCGAGAACGACAACGCTGTTATCCAGCGCTTGACCGATCTTGAGTCCGAAGCTGGTGATTTGATCCACTTCGACCTTTGCGCCCAGCTCAAGCAGAAGCCGACACCCGGCGATAACCGCATTGAGGGCAAGGAAGAAGGTCTGAAATTCTATTCAGACAAAATCCAGATCGATCAGCTGCGCCATGCAGTGTCGGCTGGTGGCAAGATGAGCCGCAAGCGTACCGCTCATGACCTCCGTAAGACGGCTAAAGAACGTCTTGCCGAATACTGGGCGAAGTACATGGACGAAGTGAATTTCGTCTATCTGTCGGGTGCACGCGGCATCAACGAAGACTTCACCGAAGAAACCACTTATGCCGGCCATGCGCAGAACCCGGTTCAAGCGCCTGACAGCGGCCACCTTATCTATGCCGGTTCGGCGGAAAGTAAGGGCACGATCACGAACACCATGAAAATGGACCGTGATATCATCGAGCGCGCTGTTGTGCAGGCTCGCATGATGAAGTCGCAGAATCCTGAAAATGCCAACATGCAGCCCGTGCAGATTAACGGTGAAGCGCACTACGTTTGCGTTATGTCGCCGTATCAGGAATACGACCTCCGCACATCGTCGACTGCTGGTTGGCTCGAAATCCAGAAGGCTGCGGCTGCTGCCGAAGGCCGCAATAACCCGATCTTCAAGGGCACCCTTGGCATGATCAATAATTGCGTGCTGCACAGCCATGAAAACGTCATCCGCTTTGATGACTACGGCGCAGGTTCAAACCTCCCAGCTGCTCGCGCTCTTTTCCTTGGCCGTCAGGCTGGTGTTGTCGCTTACGGCTCTACCGGTGGTCTGCGTTTCTCCTGGAAAGAAGAAACCAAGGATTACGGCAACGAACCTACCGTTGCTGCCGGCATCATCTTTGGTGTGAAGAAGACACGCTTCAACAATCGCGATTTCGGCGTGCAGGCGCTCGATACCTACGCGACCCGGCCAAAAGCCGCCTGATGAATTGAGCCGCCCATGACGGGCGGCACATTCACTTTCAGCAATAGACTTTGGAGCAAAGCCAATGGCACACCTTAAGAATTCCGCAGCGAAAGGCCTCACACCTGTCCCGTATCCGAATACGGCGGGCGAAGCAGTTGTCCATCGCTACACGATCAACATTCCAGCAACCGCCGCTGTCGGCGATATCGCTGAATTTGCCTGCATCCCAGCAACCACCCGGCCAACTGACATTGTCGTCGATGTAACCGGCGCTATCAGTGCCGATATCGGCGTGCTGTCAGGTGACTGGGCATCGGAAGATACAGAGCGCACGATTGGCGATGAGTTTGCCACCGCTGCTGATCTAACCGCCGATGCATTGTTCCGTCCCACGAAGCCAAGTGCCGTCCGTGTTCCGCAGAAGGATACGGCTCGCGGCATCGGCTTGAAGATCACGACTGCACCAACAGCAGCAGTCACGGTCGGCATTACTCTAACCGTTGTCGCTTAATCCACGGGGCGAGAAGCGCCAAACGTCAGAGTGATAGCGACCACGGCGAACGAATAGCCGCCGTGGTCGCTTTTTCTTAATCAGTCCCGGAGAAATCACCATGCCTCGTATTCAGTGCCTGCTTGGTCCCGCGTCCGATGTTTACATCGGCGGTACGGCCTACAACTTCGAGAATGACCGTTACGGTCGCGCAGTAGCCGATGTTCATGACGAACTGCATGTGCGTTGCCTTATCTCGATCGAGCATTACCGGCTTGTGCCTGACGATATGTTGTTAGGCGATCCCGCATCCAGCACAGCCTTGTCCCCAGTGGGCGGCGGCGAGCCAGAAGACGATGAGGACAACGCGGACGAAGATGATGGCAACATCACCGAAACCACGCTGCTTCTTGGTGGCCGGTCGTTTACGCCTGGCATCCAACTGCCGGACGGCGCAGAGACTGGTCAGAGCCAGCCTGCAGGCGAGGGCGCAGGTTCTTCCGGAGAAGCCGATAAAACTCCCGCAAATCCCGATACGGATTTGAATAAGACCGATACGGACGCGGACAATCCCGACCCCAACGGGCAAGGTGGCGATAATTCTGGCTCCGGTGAACCTCCGGTACCGCCAGTCACCACTCCAGCAACGCCACCAGCCGAGGTTGTGAAGCTTGATAAGGACGAGAAGTCCGAGAAAGCGCCAGCCACCAAATCGCGCGGTCGCCCAAAGAAGGCTGACGCAGAAACGAAACCTAACGACAAGTAAGGTTGGTTAACAAATGGTTAAGGCCAGTGAAATCATACGGAAAGCGCAAACGCTCCTCATTGACGAGGACGCCGTGCGCTGGCCGCTGTCTGAACTGGCCGACTGGTTAAATGACGCAGTGAGCGCGGTGTTGATCGCCAAGCCGTCTGCGTCATCACAGACGCGCGTCGTCAGCCTTGTTGCTGGCACGAAACAGAGCCTTCCAACAGATGGCGACGCGCGACCAATCATGTTCTTGTCAGCGCGCCGCAACGTGAATGCTGATGGCACACCGGGCAAGGTGGTCACATCGATCGCTTTCAACCGTATGGATGCAGCCGATCCAGACTGGCACTCAGCCCGCCGTAAGCGTGCAGCGGTGCAGCACTATCTCTTTGATGAGCACGTCCCCACAGAGTTTTATGTGTATCCGTACAATGACGGTACCGGGAAGCTGGACATTGCGCTCGCTGTCGTGCCGCCACGGATCGTCGCTAGCGGAGCTGTTGAGGAACTGTCGTCGTACGATCAGGACGTGGGCCTGCCAGAGCCGTACGGCACTCCATTGATTGATTATGTTTGCTATCGGGCTCAGTCCAAAGACGCCACCGGCGGTGATGCTGGCCGAGCCGGTATGCACTATCAAGCCTTCGCACAGGCACTTGGTATCAAAACGCAGGTGGAAGCTTCGAGCAGCCCTAACGCGAGAAGGGGATCGTAATGCGTATGATGCTGCTCGACGACTTGGTGGTTAGAGTGCGCGAGCGCGTGCCCGCTGCACCTATCCCTCTTGCAGAACGCCATATCATCGACAAGGCCGTAGTGCTTTGCGAGCGCATTCCAGTCTGGCGCGACAACGACGAGATCACTTTCGGTCCAAACCAGCCCGACGAGTATGTTTGCACGATCCAAGATGCGAACCTTGACCGCATCGAAACCGCATATTTCGACGATATCGCGCTTGAGCCTGTTACGCCTGGCTATCTCGATGACCGATATCCTGGCTGGGACTTAAATGCAGGCGAGGTTAACACCCCGCGCTACGTCACGCAGCTCGCCAACGATTCAGTGCGCATCTATCCGGTGCAGCCCGGAAAGCTAAGGCTCCGTATGGTGTTGAAGCCAGATGCAGAATCCACGTTGCTGCCAGACAGCATCATTCGACAGTACGGACGTGAGCTCGCAATAGGCGCGGCCGGCGAAATTATGCTGTTGCCTGACGTCGAATATCAGAACCCGCAGCTGGGCTCCGCGCTCTTGTCGCGTTTCACGTCGTGGCTCGACAAGGAAGCCGTGAAGGCCAGCAAAACGCAGTTGCGCGTCCCGAAGCGCTCCACCCCAAGCTATTTGTGAGGAAACATGCCCGCGACCACATACGCCGGTAATAAGCTGATTGACCTTCTTGTGCGCGGCGTGGCGTTTCAAGCGCCAGAGCGCGTGTTTCTCGCTCTGCACACCGCGAATCCCGGGTTAACCGGAGCGAACGAAATCACGCTCGCAGCATGGCCGGGTTATACCCGCCTCGACTTCGCACAGGGTGCAGCAATTGCGACTGGGTTTGCAGCAGCAGCAGCCAAGGCAACCAAAAATGCCAAGCAGCTTTTGTTCCCGACACAGAACGGCGCGAACTCTGTCACCATTACGCATTGGTCAATTTGGGATGCAGCCACAGGCGGTAATTGTCTGTGGGGCGGCGCGCTGACCTTCAACAAGACGCTCAATCCAACTGACGAAGTTGTGGTGCATCCAAACGAACTCACGCTTGAGGTCGATTGATGAATAATGCCGGAACGCTGGCAGGCACATTTATCAACGCTTTCGCTATCAACGAAGGCGCTATTGTGCATGTCCTTTCCGGCACAATCTCAATGCAGGTCGGCGGATCATTCGACCCGACACGCAGGGCAGCTATCAGGGATTCGATCGCGATCAGTTTTGCTGGAGCCATTGATCCGCATCGTCGTCATTCATTCGTCGGCAATGGTTCGGTAATGCTCCTGCATGCGGGAAATATAAGCCAGCGGCATTCCACACGCGGATCAGGGATTTTTCGCTTACTCGGACTTGTGCGTGCAGCACGTCGACGCGCAGCGACAGGAACGGCTGTGATAAAGCTGACTGGCGCTTCGGCGTCACACGCACGCCGTGTAGCTGTTGGGGAAAGCGTTCTTCGGATCAGTCACAAACGGGCCTTTGCAACGCGCCGCCAAATCGCGGGCGGTGCAGATACAATCCGTCTTTTGCACCTCGTCAACTTACGAGCCTTTGCTCCCATTTATGGACGTGACCGGATTCGGCTGATCGAGAGCGCAGTAGCGGTTCGGCGCGTTGGCCTGCCAGCAATAGGGCGTATTGCACTAAACGGAATAGCGACCACCACCACACGCCGAACCATTCGCACGACAAGCAAAATAGCTTTGCTGGCGACGATCAAGATGCCTCATTACCGGATGACACCAGTCGAAGAAATCCGAGCAATGCGACTGTTGAATGAGCTACGCGAAATGTCCGTTCTCCCGCAACCTTCGCCAATCGTTGTTAAGCCAGATAATCGCGAGCTCGTCGTGCCTCAACGCGGACGCATGATTGGTACGCCTGATATCGAGGATCCAGCATGAGCCTTGCAACCCTATCAAAATCGCCGGCTGATGTGCTCGATTATGACGTGTCGTTTGATGAATGGCTGACGAACGATGATCGTATCACGGGCCTAGTATCAAATATCGAAGGCAGTACAGCTGTGGTCGATCGCTACGATTACACCGATCGGACTGTACGGATCTGGGTTTCAGGTGGCGCGAGCGGAGAAACCGCGCTCGTTAATCTCACAGTTATGACATTGCAGGGCCGCACCAAGGCTGAATGCTTCCGTCTTCGCATTAAGGAGTGCCGATAATGGCCGTTGTTCTATCCAACAATGCAACGTCTCTGCTCGCAGGTGCCATTACGGCAGCGAGCACCACGCTTTCGATTGAGAACGCGGACGCAAGCAAGTTCCCAGCGCCCGTCGTTGGCGACTGGTTTCCCCTGACTGTCGTCGATAACGCTGGCAACATGGAAATCATGAAGGCCACAAAGCGCGAAGGAGCAATCATTACCGTCACGCGCGCTCAGGAAGGAACCACTGCAAAGGCATTTGCGGCAGGTGCGCGCATTGATTTGCGTCTTACGGTGGCAGCATCATTTGAGGTCACACCTTCCGCTATGGAAAAGGCAGAGTGGAACCATGAGGGACTCAGCAGTGAAGATTCCCGGTTCTTCTGGTTCGATACCGTCGCGCGAAAGCTCAAGCGTTTCAGTTGGTCGGCTTTAGTATCATTGCTAAATCAATCCCTAAGCTTCGTGAAGCTTAGCGGTGGGAAGTTGACCGACCAATTGCGAGGCATTGATGCCACGACTGCCAACGACTACTTGTCAAGCTTCTTAGCTGATAGCGCGGGTGGTTCCTATGCCAGCGTACCCAAGCGCCGTGTCCCCTATAAGGCTCAAACCACCACCATTGGCAACAGTTACGCGCCAGTATTGAACGCTACATACAACACGAGCGCTTGGGGAGGCATCTGGACGCAGGGTGTTATTAACGTTGGTAATAATGCGCAAGCGACGAGTTATCAGCTCGTACACATGCATAACGACGGTCAGGCGCTGAAAACCTTCACGTTCGCACCAAGCGGAGAATTCAGAGCAGATGGCGACATTCGTGCCGGCGCGTGGGTGTACGCGAATGGGCGCGTAGTCGCTACTGATCACATACAGGCAGGTGGCGTCGTATATGCCGGTAACGGCTCGGCCACTTTTTACCAAGACGGCAATTTGAGCGGTTCACGCTGGGGCGGCGGCTATCTGTACGATTGGATTGAAAATCGGGCGTACGCTCATGCGATATCCCAGGTTCGAGAGTTTAGTTATGCGGGCCGACTGTCTCTGATGTGGGTTCGTCCTGGCGGTCAAATCAATCCTAACGATCTAATTGCTGGAGCAAATCTGCGATATGCAGGCCTAGCGGCTGGTGGTTCCAACTATGACCGTGTGACAGTGCAGAACACTTACGCAGCAGACGGTACATGGCGAATGCTTGGCTTTTGCGGAGTTAACCCATTTCCGCAGGGCAACTACGGCAACCTCATTTTGTGTGCAAAGGTGATTTAAATGGACGGTGAAATTGTGATTACCGAAGTTGAAAATGCGCGGTGGCATGACGCGGAACATTTTTCGATTACATGCGATGTGACGGTTCAAGGACTGGGAAAAATGCCGTTTTCTGTCGGGCACCGCACAGACACCTCGTACGGTATAAAGCTGTGGCAAGAATTTCAGGACGGGATTCACGGAACAATTGCGCCGTACATAGCTCCTCCAGAGCCGTCCCCGGCTGAAAAGAGAGCGCTCATGCCAGAGCTTGAACGCTGGCGCGTGAACACAGTTATTGATCTGGAGCCCGGCTTGCGCGAAAAGATAAACGCGGCGATTGACGCGATGCCAGAACCACAGCGCACGATAAGCAAAAACAAGCTGGCCGACGTTCAGTTCTTCTCCCGGATCGATCCATTGTTCGAATTTATCGGTAACGTTCCTGATATTGCCAAATCTCCAGAAGATATTGATGCGATGTGGGAGAGGGCAGCTGCGCTGCAGTAATTGACTAAGAGTTGAAAGCCCCCTAATTGTTCCGCAAAATCGGGGTCTTTCATGAAATTTTATCTTATCAATCTGGACCGTTCGACGGACCGACTCTCTTTTATGGCGGAACAGTTTCGCAATCTCGGATTGGAGTATGTGCGTGTTCCAGCAGTTGATGGTCGCGCTTTAACCACTCCCGAGGTTGAGGCACTCACCGCTGTAGATGATCGATGGAAGGCACCGCTGACGAGATCTGAAATAGGATGTTTTCTCAGTCATCGACGTTGCTTACAACAAATTGTCCAAGCTCCAGAACCGTATGCCATCGTTGTGGAAGACGATATTGAATTTGCAGATGATGCCTTAAATTTTTTCAAGGAAATGAGTTGGATTCCTGACGATACCGATTTGCTGAAAATTGAGACCAACGGCAAAAAGGTGCTGATAGATACGCCATCAAGTTGCGGTGAGACGCGGTATGCAGTGGCGCGTTTGCGTTCAACGCACATAATGTCAGCAGGATACATTATCTCAAAAGATGCCGCCGCATTTCTTTTGGCAAGGATGGATAAGATATGGGCTCCAATAGATCAGTTCATTTTCAGTGCGGAGCACGGTATTTTTAAAGAACTGACAATCTATCAGTGCACACCTGCAGTATGCAGACAGTTTGGCCTTGAGAGCACGTTGGACAAAGATCGGCGTCGTACCTATCAGCGGCCACCATTGCTGCGCAGGCTTTTGCGTGAGATTAAGCGTGCTGGCCGAAGATCACGGACAGGGTTGTGGGGTATTTGGGTGAATACCAGGACGCGGCAGCAATGGAAGCGCATACCTTTTTATTCCAGCGTTTGATCGTCACCACTTCGTCTGGTACAAATGCAAATAGGCGCATGACGTGCCTCTTTCGAGAGGATAGTCATGCCTACAATCAAGCTTGGTGCTTTCACTGGCGAACAGCCCCGTTTGATATCGCGGCTCCTGCCTGCAACCGGAGCTCAATTCTCGGTTAATACACGGCTCGACGATGGCGGACTGACTCCGTTTAATAGTGCTGTGCAAGAAGCCGAGATTGCCTCCGCCAATGCAAAGACAATCGTGAAATTCCAAGGTCAGTGGCTTTCGTGGCCTGGCATTATTCACGCTGCACAGGGCCCAGTGGCGGAGGAACGCCTCTATTACACCGGGGACGGCAAGCCGAAACTACGCGTTGGAAACACCGTTTATGATTTGGCTGTAGCGCGACCGAACGCGGCGCTAACTGCTACCTTGGGCGGTTCAGGCACTGGCGATGTTCAGACGCGCATTTACACTTACACTTATGTCACAGATTTGGGTGAAGAGTCCGAGCCGGCTCCTGCATCACCTGCGATTGACTGGAAACCGGGCCAGTCGGTTACGCTGTCAGGCCTTCAAGCCCCGCCTGCAGGACGTGCAATCACAAAGCAGCGAATTTATCGCTCACAAACCGGCAGCACCGGGACATACTTCTATTTCATCGCCGAGCGTGCAGCGTCAGGTAATAATTTCGTCGATAATATCGCGGTCGATGCTTTTCAGGAAATGTTGCCGTCAGTTGCGTGGAATGCGCCACCAGACAGCCTGCACGGGTTAATTGCTATGCCGAACGGCATGATGGCAGCATTCGATGGCAAGAAGCTCTATTTCTGTGAGCCGTTCCGTCCTCACGCCTGGCCGGAAAAATACGTGCTCACGACTGACACCGACATCGTTGGGCTTGGTGCAGTTGGCACGTCACTCATCATCATGACGAAAGCACAGCCGTATCTTGCGTCTGGTTCGTCTCCCGACGCGATGCAAATGGTGAAGCTGGAAAGCAATCTGCCGTGTATCAATGCGCGCGGCATTGTGGATCTTGGATTTGCGATTGCATATCCGTCCAATGAAGGTTTAGCGGCAGTTACGGCGAGCGGTGAAGCACGTTTGGTTTCCGGCGATATTATGAGCCGGGATGACTGGCTTGCGACTAATCCGAAAACAATTATTGGCGGGCAGCTTTCAGGCCGCTACGTGGCGTTCTATGACACACAGGACGCCAACGGCACGCAGATGCGCGGTGCGCTTTTTCTCGATCTTGGCACAACGCCCTACCTGATCCGGACCAACACCGCCGTCTCAGCTGCTTATTTCGAGATTGAAACCAGTGCCCTGTATTTTCTCGCGAAGGGCGAAAACGATATTTATCGAATGGATGCGCCGACCGGCGATAAGGAATCGTACTATTGGAAATCGAAAGACTTCCACACGATGATGCCATTGAGCTATGCGGCCATTCAGGTTGATACAATCGATTTTGTTTCGCCGCTGGAATACAAGAATTATGAGACGACGAGGGCGCAGGTTTTGGAAAAGAACCAGCAGCTCATAAATTCTAAAATTAGCCTGGGCGATTTGAACGCGGCGCCGATCAATCACGTTGCAAGCGGCGGGGACAATCTTCTGCGCCTCCCGACACCCCCGGGGAATGTTCGCGTTGGTATTTATGCCGACGACAGATTGGTGGCGACAATCACGCGCACCGGCTCACCGCAACGTCTACCGGCGATCAAAGCCACGAAATGGGAAATCGATGTGAGCGCGAATGTCAGCGTCTCTCAGATCGTCATGTCAACAACCATGGATGAATTGAGGCAAAACGTATGAGCGTCCTTGACCCGTTACAGGTTGAAAAACTGGAAGTGCTGGCCGGCTCGCGAAAGCCGGGGGAGAGGCGCAGGGCAGCTATCCGCATCGAGGACTTACAGCAGCTCGCGGATTATTCATACAAACTGAAATCCAAAGAAGTCAGTGGCGTTCCCACCATGGAGCAGCACAACGCGCTCGCAGCCGATGTGCGCAATATCCACCAGACTTTGCAGGCGCTTTCGAGTGTATTAAGACAGCGGCTAGGGCTTTCATGACTCCAGCAGTTCTTCGCCTCATGTTGCGCCCCACTTTGTCGAAGGTAAAGCTGGGCCCCGAAGATGTAATATCGATCGACTTTGCCAATAGACTGCGAGAATGGACAATCACGCGCCATCTGAACGCTGTTTGGACCCATATACCCAACGAGGTTGCTGGCGGCACGAAAAATGCCGGACTGAGATATTCCATTGCCAAGGCACTTGGGATGATCAGCGGCGCGGCAGATTACGTTTTCTTGTGGGCAGGCGGAAGCGCGGCCATTGAAATGAAATCCGAGACGGGGAAGCAAAGCGCGAACCAGACCGATTTCCAGAAGTGGTGCGAGGTGATGAGCGTGCCTTATTACGTTGCCCGATCAGCTGATGAAGCCGAAAAAATCTTGCGAACGCTTGGAATCCTCAAATGAGCCTTGAATTTGATCATTCGCGCCGCCCGAAATATAGAAACTGGGCCGCAGAGATAATTGGTATTCGCAATTTCCGGCCGGATGCTGTGACCATCACCGCCTTAAAGGCGGGTGAAATCACCGCCGTCACGGTATTCGATACGTTTTCGGACAATGATTGCCAGATCCATGTTGCATCGGATGGTTCGCGAAATTGGCTATCGCGGCAGTACCTGCAGATGGTTTTTGCATATCCCTTTCGACAGTTGGGTTTGCGCCGGCTTACGTCACTTGTGTCAGTGAACAATGCCGCATCGCTAAGTTTTTGCCAGCAATGCGGCTTTATTCGCGAGGGACAGTTGCGAAAAGCCGCCGAAAGTGGTGAAGATTTAGTCCTGTTCGGGATGCTACGCGAAGAATGCCGGTGGCTCCCGCTCTTTTGAGGGAGATAATCGTGGGCGCGAATAGTTGGGAAGATGCGGTAAGCAGCACGGGTTGGGCGCTCGACCCAATGTTTTTTGTGTTTCTCGCATGCCTCGGATTCGCGCTTTGGTTTATCGATCGGAACTCTGAGCGGCTCGGTGACGCGCTCTTTGCAGGATTTATGTCTTTCGGATTCTGCGCTGCCCCGGTTTTCGCAGCGCTTTTAGCCGTTGGCCTGGCACCCACATATTCAGCGATTGCAGCGGCAGGCGCTCTTGCCTTTGGCTCTTGGTATCTTTTGTGCAGGCTATAGCGTTCACACCGTAATTTCATTATAAAGGGTCAACCAAGGCGCATGATGTGCTGACACCTGATTAAGTTGAGGTTCACATCATGGGTAAAGGTTCGTCCTCCGCTCCCGATCCAGATCCTAATATCGGTAAAGCCGCTCTTAAGCAGGCTGAAACTGGTGAGCAGTGGCTTGCCTTTTCCAAGGAGTCTTTCGCAGTTTCGCAGGAGCGCCAGAAAGAACTGGACGCCCTGACAAAGCGCGTCACCGAACAACAGCTTGGCATCGCCGATCAACAGGCGGCGTGGGCGAAATCCGATCGAGAACGATATGAAAATACGTTTAAACCGATCGAAGATCAGTTCATTCAGGAGGCGACGAATTACGCCACACCTGAAAAACAGGCCGAGGCGGCAGCGACTGCATCAGCAGACGTGCGCGCGGCGCAGTCGTCGGCACAAGAACAGGGGCTTCGCCAGTCCGCTTCCCTCGGTATCAACCCAACGTCTGGTCGATACGCTGGAATCGATCGTGCAACTGACATGGCATATTCGCTTGCCGACGCGGGCGCGAAGAACAATGCCCGTCAGGCAGTACGTGACAAAGGCTTGGCACTTAAGGCCGACGTGGCGAACCTTGGACGCGGATTGCCGGCGCAGTCAGCGCAGGCGCAGTCTTTGGGGCTGGGAGCCAGCGGTGGGGCACTTGGTCTTAATCAGGGCACCAACGCCCAGTCTATGCAGGCATCCAACATTGTGAACTCCGGCTACGCGGGCGCGATGCAGGGTTACGCCGGTATGGGTCAGACCCTTAATCAGCAGTATGCTACGCAGGTCAGTGCATGGGAAGCGCAGCAGAAAGCCAATTCCGGTCTATTTGGCGGCATCGGCGAAGCTCTTGGCGGTATCGCCGGCATGTTTATGTCGGACGAGAATGTCAAAGAGAACAAGGTGCCTGTTGAAGACGGCAAGGCGCTGGAAGCCATTGAGAAAATGCCGATCGAAGAATGGGATTACAAGGCAGGCGTTGAGGATGAAGGCCGACACATTGGCACCTATGCGCAAGACTTCCAGAAAGCGACCGGCAAGGGCGACGGCAAAAGCATTCCTATTATCGATGCAGTAGGAATTACCATGAAGGCCGTGCAGGACGTCTCGAAGAAGGTAGACGGACTCGCTAAGCAGATTGGCATTGGCGGCGCTAAGAATGCAAAGCCAGCTGCTCCAAAGGCTCGCCCGCGTAACATGGAACTTGGACTGGGAGTTGCAGCATGAGCTTCGGTGCAGGACTAGCGGGATTTGTTCGCGGGCTCGATACAGGCATGTCGATCCGCGAGAAATACGAGGCCAATAAAGAGCGCAAGGCGTTCAAGGCCCAGCGTGATCAGATCAATACTGATACCAAGTCTGCCTTTGCAGAGGCGAAGGCGGCTGGCGCTGTGCAAGATGGCGACTTCATGACCTTTTATCAAAAGTACGCCTTACCAAAACAGCAGGCACTTTTGGTTGAGCAGGGTGACTATGGCGGCGCTAAGGCGTTGGGCGAATGGTCGAAGTCAGACGACGCACAGAATGGCGCAAAGCTTTTCGGTTCTGCAATGGTAAAGGTTCAGTCAGGCGATTATGACGGTGCGATTCAGGATGCTATCGCCGCCGGACAGTTGAAAGGCTATGTAAACACCGATCATAAGCTGACGGGCAGCACACCTATTCAGCAGAACGGGAAAACAATCGGATACCAGTTCCAGCTTTCAGACGGCGACGGCAAAGCATACACTCGCAATATCCGCCTGCAGGACATTCCAAATACGATTGCGACCTACGTTAATCCGGAAGCAGCTTGGCAGACGCAAGTCGGCGCGGACGCAGCTCAGAAGAAACGAACACAAGAGCTCGACGATTATCGGACGAAAAAGAAGATCGACAAAGAGTTTTCGACTGACAAGACCGAAGATGCTCAGGCTAAGCGTTATAAGGACGCTCAGGAGGCGCGCGCCAAAACCGACTATGACTGGGGCGATCGGTCCGCAGACGAACAGGACAAACTGATCCGCGAAGATTTGGCGAAACAGGATAAATTTGGCGCAGAGAAAGCGGCCACCAAATCGGGCAATTCCGCAAGCGCTGCGCCTGGCTTAAATCCTGCTCCCCAAAAGCAGCGTATGATTGTCGACACCGAAACAGGAAAGCCCGTTCCTATCACCGCTCCAGATCAGACGAAGGCGCTTGGCATTTCCGCTCCTACACAGAGCGCACCGGCTGCATCACCAGCTCCGGCTCGAAAGTCTGCACCGACCATTGAAAGCACGATAGCGGATGCGACTGATCAGCTATCACAGGGTGCAAACCCTGAAATGGTGAAGCAGCAGTTGCTCAATGCTGGCGTTCCGGAAACCAATTGGCCTGATCAGCTGACCAATGCGAAGAAAACAGCGGCCAATGGTGCTGTGGGGATCAGCTTCTAAACCCTCTCGCGTACGCGCGCGAAGCTGTATATAGTCGCCGCGTTCCAATGCGCATGACGTGCTAACCGAGCAGGGTACGTCATGGCTATTACACTGGATTCAAACGCTGATCTTGATGCTTTCTTTGGCTTGGAAAAAGCCGGAAGCAATTCTCCCGCAACAGACAATCGGGAGACTGACGACAAACGTCCGATCCAGTCTGCATCTACAGAATCCTCGCGTGTGCCCCGTCTCCAACCTATCGGCATAAACTTTGACGCGCCAAAAGCTTCAAATCCGCCCGCCAGCGCGCCCGAAGCTTCAAAGGCTACACAGACTCAAGAAATCCCATCAGCCCCGCAGGCGACCCAGCCAGCGGAAATATCGGGTGTTTCCGCGCGTGATTGGAATGACGCCGTTAATACGATTATCGCAGAAGCCGGCGGCGACGGCCCTGTCGGTATGCTTGGCGTTGCGAGCACCATTCGCAACCGTGCAAATATTCGAGGCAAGACAATCGGCGATATCGTCCGCGCCCCAAGCCAGTTTGAAGGCTTTTATGCGCCGGGCCCTAAAGCCGTGGAAGCGCAGAACAATCCGCAGGTGCGCGCAGAAGCCGAGCAGATCCTTCGTGGTGTTCTAACCGGAGAATTAAGCGATCCGACAAATGGTGCTGACCACTTCCACGCCAACGGTATTAATCCGAAGTGGGCCAGCTCCATGCCGGAAACGGCGCGAATTGGTGGCCATGTTTTCTACAACTCCAAGCAGGAAGGTGCACCGCGTCAGGTCGCGTCGATGGACCCCGCTATCGGGCTTGATGAGCCGCGCGGCAATCGTCGCGGTCTTGCGAACCTCGTTCCCGAACAAAAGGAACCGGAAAACACGAAAACCGGCAGCTTGGCGTTCGTCAACCCCGGTCAGGAAAAGATCAACCCCGCATTCGCCTCCGTTCTGCAGGACGTTTCCGCTGACATTGGCAAGGGCCTTGTCATCACTTCCGGATACCGATCGCCTACGCATCGGGTGGAAGCAGCGAAGAAAAAGCCCGGTCAGCATTCACATGGTACAGCTGTCGATATAAGCTTGAAGGGTATGAACGGCCAGCAGCGTTTCGATCTTGTGCAATCGTTGAAAGCGCGTGGCGTTCGCCGTTTTGGCACCTACTCAAACTCTCCAGATATCATCCACGTCGACATGCTTCCGATGAAGGATTCGAAGGATGGCTTCTGGTACATGCATAATAAGTCGGTCAATAACATGGGCGGTGCTCCAGATTGGCTAAAAGCAGCGCGCGCAACGCGCGTGAAGCGATATGATGTGCCGCAGGGCAAGGCTATCGAGGCCGGCGCGGATTTCCGTTTTGATGGCGATCCAGAACCAGTTGCGCAGAAAACACCAGCAACTCCAGAAGTGGAAAGCACTGAGCAGCCGACCGAAGCTGATCCGATCGACGCGCGCCTCGAAGAACTCAATAAGTCAGAGCCCGGCAAGTACCAGGCAATGACTGAAGACGAATATGCCAAGTGGCGTGAGGAGTGGGAAGCCAATCAGCCCGGTATTCTACAAGACGTCGCGCGTATGGTCGCCGCTGGGGCTGTCACAGGTACCGCATCAATCATTAAAGGTATTGGTCGCCTTGATGCAGCCTTCAATGCGAACGTCCTTAATCCACTTTTCGGCACAGAATTTAGCGAAAGCAACGAATACGACGTGCCTGCCGGTTGGGTTGAGAAGTACGGCGAGGGCATTAAGAAGGGCGTTTCGCAGGCGACCAAAGACGCTATCGAAACCAGTACGCCTGATGGCGATCTATTGGACCCGTCAACTTGGACGCTCGGTACTAACCCATCGGCAAGGGGCCTTGTTGCCCTAGGGGCTGACGTTTTCGGCTCAATGGTTCCAGTGGTCGCGGCAGCTGTAGCGACCGGCGGTACGGGCGGATTTATTGCAGGCGGTGCGCAGGGCGCAGGCGGTGCAGAAGATCGGGCCAAGCAGATCATTGATGAGCTCGCAGCAGAGCCCGGCGCGCTCGAAACTCAGTCTGCTTATTTCCGTGAGCAAATTGCATCCGGAAAATCCCGCGAAGAAGCGATCAAAGCCACTAAGGACGCGGCAGCGAACATTGCGTCTGTATATGCAGCACCAATTGCGGGTGTTGGTGGCGTACTCACCGGCAAAATTGTTCACCCAGCCACCAATATTCTCGCAAGCAAAGCACTGCCCGCTCGCATTGCAGGCCGCGCAGTCGCCGGCGCGTTGGAAGAAGGTTCGCAGGAAGCGCTTGAAACCGTAGGCGCTAACGCTGGCGTCAATCAGGCGATCGGTACTGACCTCAACGTCACCGACGGTACATTCGGCGACTTTGTTCTCGGTGCCATGGCGGGCGGCGCTACCGGTGCTGCAGGTGGCGTCACCAGCCGCAGATCAGCACCCCAGAGCGAAGCAGCCACGGAAACTCCAGCGGCGGCTCCAGCTTCCGACCCAGTACAGACAACGGCTCCAGAACCACAGGACACACCACAGCGCAAAGGCCCGCTTTCGCGCGCGTTCGAGGAATCCGCGTCACGTACTGATCTCGAATACGTCGTCAACGATCCAGATATCGATGGTAGCGGGCCCGGCGAAATTCACGGTCAGACTGTTCAGATATCGGCCAATCAGGATCGGGTGCCAGCAGGGATGCGCCGCGTCATCGATCAGAGCGGCGTAGAACGCGTCATTGGCGATCGGGTACTGATGCCTTTGACACAAGCGCAGGAAGCCGGAATCCGTCCAGCCGATCGCACTACTGCGACAAGCGTCCAGTCAGGTAAAGGCGCTCCAACCGTCGGGTCAACAGTTAATGTTACTTTGCCAGACGGCAGCTCCATTCGCGGCACAGTTGATAGTTACGCCGATGGTGAAGCGGTTATCACTGATGAAGTCGGCGAAGTGTTTCAGGTTCCGGTTTCGTCTATCGCCGCTCTAGAGGCCGCAGCAGCTGTGAAACCGGGCCAGCTTCCAACCGATGCACTGCCGGAGCGTGATGCAGACGCGCAGGACGAGTTGCCAGCGCAACCACCAATGGCTTCCGAAACCACTGTCGAAGAAGACGTTGCGCCCGTCGATCGGCAGAAGAATATTGTTTCCGCTGAAAACGCGCCCAAGGTTGGCCAGAGCGTTATTGTAAATGCGCCTGGCTTAAAGCGGGTTACCGGCAAGATCGAACAGTACGTTTACGAGGACGAAGAATACCAGGCTATCGTTCGCGAGAGCGGCGGCATGACAATTCAGGTTCCGATCGAGCATCTGTTTGTCGATTCTACGACCAATAAGCAGGCCGATGCGGAGGAGTTGCGCAGGAATCCGCCTGTTGATCGTCCTGACATTGACCCCAACGAACCGCGTGTCCGTAAATTTGGAGACAAGGCGGTCCGTCTGCCCGATGATGAGTCACAGCGTATATTCGATCTTGGTCAAAACCGGGCGATGGCCAAGCGCCTGCTGGGTACGTCTGAACTTGATAAAGATCGAGCAGCTGTGCCGGCACAAAAAGCGCTGGCTGATGAACTTGGTATTTCTTTTGAAGACGCCGGCAAGCTGGCTGATGATTATCGGTACCGCGTCGAAAAAGCCGGTAAGCAGGCACGATCGAAACTACCTGTCGAAATGCACTCAGTTAATCCCGTCATGCTCGATCGGATGCGCAAGCGGGTAGAAAGTCAGACAACAGCCGAGCCGGCGCCCGCAGTCACAGAAGTTTCGGTTGAAGCTGCTGAACCGGTATCGAAAGTCGAAACGCCACAGGTAACGGGCACCGACACAGAGACATGGTACAATTCCATGTCAGAAACAGATCGTGCCGCCACGCTTGCCAAATCGGGCATTAAGCGCTCGCCGAAAGCACCATTCGATAAGCTGTCGCCGAAAATCCAGCAGACGTTGAATAAGCAGCGTCAGGTTGAAAGCGAAGCACAGCAAGCCCCGATCGACATTGCGGCCGTACAAGCAGCGACGCATCCGGACAACGACATTGCGGAACCGACGCTCGCGCAGAAAGAAGCCGGAAATTATGCCAAGGGCCATGTGCGTTTAGGTGGCATGGATTTGTCGATCGAAAATCCAGCGGGCTCCGAACGCAAAGGCGTAGATGCCACCGGCAAAGAGTGGTCCACAACGATGCAGGGCCACTACGGCTACATCAAAGGCACCATTGGCCGCGACAAAGACCACATCGACGTTTTTGTTAAGCCGGGCACCGCTGACGTTTCCGACACAGCGCCGGTTTTCGTGGTTGACCAGAAAAACCCAGACAATGGCCGATTTGACGAACATAAGGTCATGATCGGTTATGATAGCCAGCAGGAAGCCGAAGCAGCATATTTGGCGAACTATACGCCTGGTTGGAAAGGCATGGGCGACGTTACAGAAACAAGCCTTGCCAACTTCCGGAAATGGACCAAAGATGGCGACACCACAAAAGCTTTCGCTCCGAAGTGGTTTGGCACGCGAGAAAAGGCAGATGCCTACGTCGCGAAGAACAACCTTTCAGATACGCACTCTGTCGTAGAAAACGGCAAGCGCTTTGAAGTCCGTCAGGCTTCCGACAATGCTGCACAAACTGCAAAACCGGCGAATAATATTCAAAATCGTTCCAACAACGATTTGGAACGCTTGAAAAACGATTACCGCCGCCAAGTTGCCGAGGCTCCTTTCGCTGACGTTTGGGGATCAGATCGCGAGCCCGTTTATGACGCACTGTCACAGCTGGCGGAAAAATCGCCGCTAAAAGACAGGGAGATTGTTTACGCGGTACGTGAAAATGCCAGTGATGCGGACCTCTTGAGTGCAGCTGCTCGGACGTTCGGCGTTGGCGGCGCTGGCGGCAACAAGTACATGGTTGAAACCCGCGAAGGGCCGACTGTCACTGTCACGTTAGAAAAAGATAGTGGGCCAGAAAAGATTGTCCTCAAGGGCAAAAAGCTGGCTGACACTCTGCGGCGCGAATTTACCCGTACCGTAGAGGAAATGCGTGAAGATGCGATACGCGCGGGAAAAACGCGCGCATTCATCGACAAGAAAAAGGCGGAACACAGAGAAAAGACTGCGAGCAAAAATAGCAGTGCGTTGGTGGGTGAGCCGCTTCCCACGCGCGGTGTTGCGCCCGCCAATATAGGTAGTGACGGCAATACCTACGTCGGAAAGCCCGGCGGTGTTCATTTCGAGATTAAAAGGCCTGACGGCGTGGAATGGACCGATATCGGTTTTGTAAATCCATCCGGTCAATTCCTTGATCGCAAACAAGCGTTTGAATGGGTCGAGCAGAATGAACAGCGTGTCCGCCCCTCAGACAATATGGACGCATCCCTCGATGCGCTCGATTATCGTGAGCAGGTTCCAGAGCGAGTGCGAAAGTCGGGCAAAAAAAACGCAGAAAAGCTCGACACCCTAATCGACACTGGTCAGCTGACCGCCGCATCCGATTGGGGCGCTTCCAATAAATTAGTTTCACGCGATCGAGCAGATGAAATACGTAAGAAGCTCCGCGCGAAACTGAATGGTCAGATAAATTCGGGCATTGATCCGGAAATTCTAGCGCTGGGAACCGAGCTCGCGGCATTCCACATCGAGGCCGGTGCGCGTAAGTTTACAGACTTTGCACGCGCTGTTGCTGTAGACATGGACGCAAGCATTGAAAAGCTTCGCCCATTCCTACGGGCGTGGTATAACGGCGCGCGCGACATGATGGAGGATTCCGGGCTTGATATTTCAGGCACCGATGATGCCAATGCTGTAAAGAGCGCACTCGCAACGCTAAAGGACGTGGACGATGGAAGCCTTTCAAAACTGGAAACGAGAAGCGGAGCTGCATTGGAAGCAGTTTCAGCCGAACCGTTACAAGGAACTGAAAGCGGGCGGAAAGCTCGATCAGGCGTTGACCGAAGCGGCCAATCAGACAGCACTGGAAATGAACCAGCTGACGGAAAGCGGCTTCCAGCCGGACGAAGCGTTTCAGATGGTGAGACAGAACTATCTGTTCCCGCCAGAGGAAGGCAGCGAAATGAGCGTACCAGAAATGGGCCAGACCTCTTTGAGCGAGCAGATGACAAACGCAGTCCGGAAGGGCAGCAGGACAATGGACCTGTAGGCGAAAAGCCGCTTTCCGACTCCGTAAATCCCGAGAAACGTGTATCGCCGGACGATTCAGCAGCCACACCTGCACATAATCGTCCGGATGGGTTCACCATTACGGATGAAGATGCAATCGGCGCTGGCGGACCAAAAACCAAGTTCCGCAATAACGTTGATGCCATCAAGCTTCTTCGAAAGCTCACAGAAGAAGGTCGGACGGCGAGTCACGCAGAACAGAAGGTTCTTGCGAAATGGGTAGGCTGGGGCGGTTTGCAGCAAGCATTCGTGCGTCCGGACGGTTCCAAGGCCAAAGGCTGGGAAAAAGAAGCTGATAGTCTCAAGGAACTGCTCACGCCCGAAGAATACCGCGCGGCAGAAGCCTCAACCCGCAACGCCCATTACACCGCACCTGAAATCACCAAAGCTATTTGGAAGGTTGCGCAGCGGCTTGGTTTCCGTGGTGGTCGCGTGCTTGAGCCTTCCGTTGGTTCAGGTAATTTCCTCGGACTGGCTCCGGGAGAACTGAAACACCGCGCGCAGTTTACCGGCGCGGAATTAGACCATATTACGGGTGGCATCGCGCAGCAGCTCTATCCGGCAGCTAACATCAAAGCTCCTGTGGGTTTTCAGGAGTTGCAGATCCCGGACAATTATTTTGAGTTGGCCGTTGGCAATCCGCCATTTGGCAGTGAACGCCTTTACGACGCGCAGCGCAAGGAAGCTGCGAAATTCTCCATACATAATTACTTCTTTGCAAAATCCGTCGACACATTGAAGCCGGGCGGAATTTTGTCGATGGTAATCACAAACTCATTCCTTGATGCGGCAAAGTCCGCAGCACGTCGATACATCGCGGAACGTGCCCGGCTCGTCGGTGCAATTCGTCTGCCGAACAACGCCTTCCTTGCGAACGCTGGAACGGAAGTCACTACCGATATCGTCGTTCTTCAAAAATACCCAGAAGGCACTGCACAGGCGGACAAGGATTTCTCTTGGGTTGACGTCGGCAATTATCGTGACGCGCAAGGGCGCGACACGCCGCTTAATCAGTATTTTGTCAGCAATCCCGATATGATGCTGGGCGACTTCGGCCGCTACGGCACAATGTATGGCCCAGAGCAGCCCGCGCTTATTTCGCGTAACGGCGATAATCTTTCGTCCCTGCTCGACAAGGCTATTAATTCGTTGCCGGCTGAAATTATGCCGACACGAACGATTGAGGAAATAACAGAGTCCGCGGTAAAGCGGGAACTCGATCCCGTCGCTGTGCCCGTCGGCTCTTTTGTTACCGACGCGGATGGGAATATTTCGGTGCGAGCCCCAGACCTGTTGGGGGAAACACGCGTTATCCCGCGTGCTGATATTACCGGTAAAGATAAGCAGCGCATTTCCGGACTTGTGGCGCTTCGCGACATATTCACCAACTTGCGCCGCGCTCAGATCGATCCGAACAGCACTGACGCTCAGTTGAATGCGCAGCGCCAATCGCTGAACGAAGCCTATGATGCTCTGACGAAAGAGTTTGGCCCGATAAACAGCGAAATGAACCGCCGGGCATTTCAAGATGATCCAACATGGCCGCAAGTTTCGGCGTTGGAAATTTCCTATGACAAAGGCCTCACACGTGAAGCCGCTAAAAAGACTGGCGAAACACCACGTAAACCGAGCGCGGTAAAGGCTCCAATATTTGAGCGCCGCACGCAAGAACCATACAGCCGTCCGCAGACTGCAAACACCGCAAAAGACGCGCTTGCTATTGCTATGTCGGAATCGGGCTTTGTGGACATGGCTCGCGTTCTTGATCTTTACCGCAAGCCTGTTTCAGAAGTTGTCGCAGAGCTCGGCGATCAAATCTACATGGCACCGGATGGCGGATTTCAAACCGCCGATATTTATCTATCCGGAAATGTGAAACAGAAGCTCGCCCGCGCCGAAGAAGCAGCAAAGCTTGATCCAGCCTTTGAGCGAAACGTTTTGGCGCTCCGTGACAAAATTCCGGCCGACATTGATCCAGTTGATATCGATGTAAAGGCTGGCGCACCTTGGATACCGGGTTCCGATATCGCTGATTTTATCCGCGATACGCTTGAGACAAGTCATGCCAGGGCAATTTATTCCCGTGGAACGGCTCGTTGGGAGCTAGATGCGGGACGAGCAAGCGACGTTGCACAGGCGAGGTGGGGAACACCTGATGCATCTGCACGTCAGGTTGTTGAAGCGGCCCTGAATGCGCGCACAATAACAATCAGCCATAAAAATGCAGACGGTTCCGTCACGGTAGACGAAGCCGCGACTGACGCTGCAAATCAGAAGGTGGAAGCGGTTAAAAACGAGTGGAAACGCTGGATTTGGGACAACGATGCCCGCCGCGAAAAGCTTTCCCGTCTCTACAACGATACGTACAACACCCACGTCGATACCGTCTATGATGGTTCGCATTTGATTTTGCCAGGCAAAGTCAGCGATGACGTTGTTGAATTACGTCCGCATCAGAAATCATTTATCTGGCGCGTTTTGCAGTCGTCGACCACTCTTGCCGACCATACAGTCGGTGCCGGTAAAACGTTCGCGGCGATCGGTGCGGTTATGGAACTTCGCCGCACCGGGCAGGCAAAAAAACCGATGGTCGTCGTGCCTAACCATCTTGTGCAACAGTGGTCAGCTGATTTTATCAAGTTGTATCCGGGCGCAAATATTCTCGCGGCGACCAAGAAAGATTTTGAAGCTGGCAACCGGAAGCGTTTCTTTGCGCGCGTCGCAGCAGGTGACTATGACGCCGTTGTGGTTGCACATTCGTCTTTCGGGCTCATCGGTGTTGATCCGATGTTTGAGCGCGACTTCCTGCAAATGCAGGTGGCCGATATTGAAGACTCCATTCGCACGCTTGAGGAAGCGGAAGGCAAATCCAGCCGTAGCGTAAAGCAAATGGCAAAGCAGCGGGAAACCATTCAGACCCGTATGCAGAAGCTTCTGGATGCTGGAAGCAAAGACACCGGGATGACGTTTGAAGAAATGGGCGTAGACGCTCTTTTCGTGGACGAAGCCCATGAATTTAAAAATCTCGGTTTCTCAACATCGATGACGCGTGTTGCCGGGCTCGGTAACAAAGACGGCTCGAAAAAAGCCGCTGACCTGTTCATGAAAATTCAAAGCGTCATGAAGCGCACCGGCGGACGAAATGTCGTGTTCCTGACAGGAACACCGATATCGAACACAATGGCCGAGCTCTACACGATGCAGCGCTATCTTGCCTATGATGCGTTGAAAGCGCAGGGCGTGGCGCATTTTGATGCTTGGGCGCGGGTATTCGGCGAAGTCGTAACAGACTTTGAACTGTCGGCTTCTGGTAAATACAAGCTCACTACGCGTTTCTCGCGCTTTGTGAACATGCCAGAGCTCGTAACGCAGTATCGCGTGTTTGCAGACACCATCACAAACGATGATATCCGCAGGCAACTTGCCGAGCGCGGTAAAACCCTTCCTCTGCCACGGGTCAAGGGTGACAAGCCTACCGCGAACGTCGTTGAACCATCTGAATACCAGACCGACTTTATCGGCAATCCAACCGTGGATGAAAACGGGATCGAGCACTATCCGAGTGGCTCGATTGTCTGGCGCTCTGAAAATCTGCCTAAGAAGGCGGAGAAGGGCGCGGATAACATGCTCAAAGTCACTTCTGATGCCCGTAAGGCGGCGCTCGATATGCGTCTGATTGATCCTGAATATCCGGACTTTGCGGGTTCGAAGGTTCACAAAGCCGCAGACAATATCAAAAGCATTTATGACCGCTGGCACAATCAGAAAGGCACCCAGCTGGTATTCATCGACCTATCCACCCCAAAAAAGGCGGTGGCCAAGGCACGCGCAGAATTGCTTGAGCTCCAGCGCAAAGCGGATGCCGGCGACGAAGCGGCACAGACGAAGCTGGATAACATCAGCCTGGACGAAATTGCAGCGTTGGAATCGTCATTCTCCGTCTACGACGATCTAAAGGCAAAATTGATATCGCGTGGTGTTCCTGAAAAGGAAATCGCCTTCATTCACGATGCCAATACCGACCTGCAAAAGCAGGAGCTTTTCGGGAAAGTTCGTTCCGGACAGGTTCGTGTGTTGTTCGGCTCGACGCCAAAGATGGGCGCTGGAACAAACGTTCAGAACCGTCTTGTTGGACTTCATCATCTGGATGCACCGTGGCGCCCAAGCGACCTTGAACAGCGTGAAGGCCGCATCATCCGTCAAGGCAATGAATTATATGCTCTCGATCCGGACGGTTTCGAGGTTGAAATTCACCGCTACGCCACCAAGCGGACGCTGGACGCCAAACAGTGGCAGACGATCGAGCAAAAAGCACGTTTCATTGGTCAATTCCGCGCCGGAAATGTGAAAGAGCGCGCCGTAGAGGATATCGGAGGAGAGGCGGCAAACTCTGCCGAGATGAAAGCTGCAGCTTCTGGCAATCCGCTCATCCTGGAGGAGATGGAGCTCCGCCGCAAGGTGAAGCGTCTCGAAAACGAGAGCAGGGAACACGAACGCGGGCAACACTCGACGTCTCGCAATATTCGCGAGCTCGAAAATGAGCAGACGGAAATCAACGAGCGTTCCGAGGCGTTGGCACAAGACGCAGATGCAGCGAAAAAATACCTTGCTGGTGAGTTTTCTGCCACGATCAATGGAAAGAGTTTCGAGAAGGCTGGCGATGCCGGCGCAGAAATTCTTGATGTTGCACGCGATATGATTACCAGTGGCGCAACAAGTCGCGCTGTGGGCTCCGTTGGCCCGTTCCGTGTAACGCTGCAAAAAGGTTTGGCATCCTCTTTCCAGATCACGCTCAAGGGTGCGCGGGAATACGACATAAGTTTGCCTGATGTCGGTGAGCTAACGCCTGTGGGCGCATTCATGCGCGTGATGACACCTATTAGAAATCTGCCTGAACGTCCGGCCTTTGATCAGGAACGGCTATCGACGATAGCGAAAACGCTACCACGACTGAAAGGCGAGCTTTCTGAATGGCAAGGCAGAGCGGAACTCGACGAGACGCGACAGAAGCACAATAATATCCTTGCCGCCTTGCGTCCTAAAAAGAAGGACGCGCCGACCGTTGAAATTGAAAAAGCCGCAGAACAGCCGAAAGCCTCAATCGTCGATCGCGAACCAGTAGCACGTTTGACAGGCGAAGAAGTTCTGCCTGGATTCACACCAGACAAAGACATGGGCGCATTAATTCGGGCCGCGTCACGTTGGTATAGTGAAAACCTGCAAGGCACGACGACAAAAACCCGCGATGGGGTCACGGTTGATTTTATCCAGAAGGGTAGAGGCAAAACCACGTCGCGATCAAAAGGCGATAAACTTTTGCGCGCTATCCCTGCTATCCGGGATATTATCGAAAAGGGCGAAGTCGTTCATCGAGAAGCGGGTACAAAGGCGAACGTCCTCAATCGAGTAATAATTGCAGCGCCCGTTGAACTGGCCGGTGAAACGCTTCATCTGGCTATTTCTCTGCACGAAACAAACGCAAAAACCTACCAGTATGACTTCACGTTCAACCGTGAGGCATATCAAGATAGTGATCGAGCTTCCGTTGGAAGTCTTGACGGAGAGACGTGGGTAAATCACGAAGGGCTTGCCACCCGCGAAGGCGCGCTACCTAGCTTAGAAGTGCCGCTGTCCGCCAAGACAGATATTAATCTAGTCGAATGGACGCCAAAAATCAATAATTCTGAGTCCGACGCGCTCCGCACGGCATTGCAGCGTGGCGAATTTGGCACAGAGGTAAATCGCCTGCTCGATAATGGCGCGATCGAGATCGGCAATATTTCCGATGAAAACGTGCAAGCATGGACACGTCCTGACGGCACGATAGTCCTGAATAGTGCCGTTCTAGCGCCACAAAACGCCAACGCTGTGTTGCTCCACGAGGCGTTCCATTCGGGCACGAAGCGCCTTATTGGGACGCGCGCGTGGAATGCGCTTATCTCCGATCTTGGCGATATTCGTGATCGATTTGAGCGTTCGACGGGTAAAGCTCGTCAGTTCTTCGAGCGAGCATCGCAGCGTGTCAAAACGGCCGAAAACCGTACTGGCAAAAAAATGGACGATAGTTTGTCCGCAGAAGAATTTGGCGCGTACGCGATTGAGGAATACGAAAACGCTCCCCGCACCATCAGAATGTGGGCCGACAAAATGGTCGGGGCAATGAAGGCTTGGGCTCTCCGTCGGTTTGGGAAGCAAATTGGTGAAGTCACGCCTGCACAGCTTCGCGCTCTTGCTGTTGCGGCTCTCAAATCTAGCACTACCGAGCCAAATGGCCCGCGCGGCGGCTCTGACCTCACGACAACCAATGACAAATATTCATTGGTCAAGTCGCCGAAGACAGAAGACGTGCGCAACGCGGTGGATTCCATGAAAGGAAGGCTGACCGACCTTACCCCGCAAGCCTTGGCTCTGATCCCGCTCAATTATTTCACCGAGCTCGCACAGAAAGGTCATACGGCTATTGCCGATTACCTGACTGTGAAAAGGCAGCTCGACTCTTACCGTGGACGTCGGAATGAACAAGCCGATAAGATCGTGCAGCAATGGCGCAAATATAATCGGCTTGGCAAAGAGCGTGCGCAAGACATGGCCGATATCATGCATGAGGCGACGATTGCTGGATATGACCCGTCGATCGAGAACGACGCAGCTGATATCGCAAAAAATCGCTCCCTGCAGGCGAAGTATGACGCGTTGCCAGAAGCTGGAAAGCAGCTCTATGACACCGTGCGCAACAGCTATCTCGAACAATCGCGCGAGCTCGATGGCATAATTGTCGATAATCTGAAAAAGGTCTTTCAGATAGCGCAGAACAAGGCCGAGCGGAAATACCGTAAGCAGCTTGAACAGCTCTCCAAACAGCGCATGGCCCCAGCCGATCGGAAAAAAGCCGAAGACGATGCACATGCAGCGTACGAGTCCACGACCATGAAGGCTAAATGGTCGATGAAAGCTCGTCTCACAAAAATGCGCCAGGCGCTCGAAAGCGACCGCTTGGATGGGCCATATTTCCCGCTTGCTCGCTTTGGCGACTATTTCGTCACAGTGAAAGATATCGACGGGCAGGTGATGCATTTCTCGCTGCATGAACGCAGTGCCGATCGGGACCGCGAAGCGGCTGATCTTCGCAAGCAGTATCCAAATGCTGATGTGATCGTTGGCATCAAGACAAACAGCGCGGATCTTCGACAGGCGATGGACCCACGAGTAATTGCGGATATTCAGGCAATCATCGGTCAATCGAATATCGATAGTGACGTGGGCGCGGAAATGCTCGACCAAATCTGGCAGCGGTATTTGCAAACAATGCCTGACATGTCGATCAGAAAGCGGCAAATTCACAGGAAGAAGACTGGCGGCTATACGTCGGACGCGTTGCGGGCCTACGCGTCTCATATGTTCCATGCCGCCCACCAGATGGGCCGACTTAAATATGGGGTGGAGCTTAATGAGCTCGTTAACACCGCTGCGGAACAATCGCAGGAAATGGCTAACCCGACGAAAGCGGGTATGCTGTCGAATGAATTGGGCAAACGCCATAAGTGGGTAATGAACCCAACAGGCTCGCGCTTTGCGCAGGCGATCAACAGCACTGCATTCGTTTGGTATCTGGCAGCAACGCCCGCAGCCGCCCTTGTGAACCTGTCGCAAACGCCAATGCTGGGTATTCCTATTATGGGCGCCCGTTTCGGCACGGCCAAAGCTACAGCGGCGCTCTTGCGCGCGTCCGGCGACCTATTCCGGGGCAAGGGCAGCGTTCAGCACAAAAACCTCACAGCTGATGAGCAATCAGCGCTTAATGACTTCTACGAGTCGGGCCTGATCGATCGCACACAGTCACACGACCTTGCCGGCGTTGGTGACACCGGTGTGAACTATTCTCCGTGGCGGGCATCTGTCATGGCGAAGATTTCATACCTCTTCCACAAAGCGGAAGTGATTAATCGCGAAGTCACAGCGCTGGCTGCATACCGTCTGGCGCGCGATAGCGGTATGCGGACAGGAAAAGCTGTTGAAGTCGCTCACGATCTTACGTGGAGAACGCATTTTGATTACTCGAATAGCAGCCGTCCACGCATCATGCAGAACGACTTCGCGAAGGTCGCGCTCGTTTTCCGCTCATATTCCGTGAATATGATTTATCGCATCACGCGTGACTTGCACCAATCAATGAAGGCAGAAAGCCCACAGGCGCGCAAGGAAGCGCTCTACCAGCTTTCCGGGGTATTGGGCATGATGAGCCTCATGAGCGGCGCCACGGGCGTATTTGGCTTCAATGCGGCTATGATGATCCTTGGTATGTTCTTCGGTGGCGATGACGATCCGTTCGATTTCGAGCAGAAAGTTGCAGCAGCTGTTGTCGATACTCTCGGACCGACAATGGGCGGCATGGTGCTCAAAGGCCCTCTCGGACATTTGGCTGGGATTGATCTTACCAACCGCATAGGCATGGCCGATATCTGGTTTAGATCGCCCAACCGCGACCTGGACGGACAGGACGAGTTTCAATACTGGGTAATGAACTCTCTTGGTGCTTCCGTCAGTATGGCAGGCGATGCTTGGAAGGGTGCGAGCAGCATCCTGAAAGGCGATATCGCCCGTGGAACTGAATACCTGGTACCGAAGGCCATCCGAGATCCGATGAAGGCTTATCGCTATGGAAGCGAGGGTGTGAAATCGGCTCTCGGAGACGAAGTGATCCCTGTCGATAACATTTCATGGGGCGACGTGGTGCGTCAGGGCGTTGGCTTTACGCCGGCGAAAGTATCGGAAGCGTGGTCACGCTCCAGTGCGCTGAAAAATGCAGAGAGCCGCATTAATGCCAAGCGTCGGCAGCTGATGAATGAATTTGCAACGGCCGTTGAAATGAAAGACGTTGAAACGCGGCGTGAGGTGACGGCGAAAATCAAGAAGTTCAATTCTTCGCCGGAACATAAGGCCGTTCAGATTTCGCAAGACGCGCTCCGCAGGTCGATCCAAACGCGCCGACGTAATGCCAAACTCCGCGATGATGGTGCTCTTATCACCAATCAGGAACTGGGGCGGCAACTCCGATCGAAGATGCCTGAACGGTTATATTAAGAGGAGGGGCTTAAGCCCCTCTTTCCGTTACTGGTTCCATAATTCGTTTGCGGAAGCGTCGGCTTGTGATAAGTTGCGCCTCACAGAAGCGCATGACGTGCAACCGTTTCCACCAGTTCGGGATGCACCTTTATGTCTGTGAGCTCTGTCTTTCTGCGACGTCACGCGATTACCGCAGCTTGGGAAGGCGGATGGTCTAACCACCCCGCCGACCCCGGCGGTAAAACCATGTACGGGATTACCGAAAAAGTCTGGATCGCTTGGAACAAGGCCAAAGGCATTCTTAAGCCTAAGCCGGTTCGTCAAATTACGCGGGCCGAGGCAGAAGAAATCTATTACCAGAACTATTGGTTGGCGGCTGGGTGCGACAAGCTTAAGCCCGGGGTTGATCTTTGCACCTACGACTCGTCCGTGAACTCCGGCGTTTCCCGTGCCCGATCATGGTTGCGCGCGTCGATTGGCGGTTCCGATCTAGAAACGGTTCGCAAAATGTGTGCGAAGCGTTTGTCATTTCTCCGTGCTCTAAAGAATTACGCTGTTTTCGGCAAAGGTTGGCTGAACCGCGTGACAGACGTTGAAGCCAAGGCAACCAAACTCGTTCTCGAAAACGAGGGCGCTGGCAAGAATACGATTTCCAGCACGCTCAAAGCGGGAGCTAACACCGCTGCGAATAATGCAGCAAAGGCGGATACTCGAGTAAAAGTCTCAGGCACCGCGACAACGGTTGCAGGTGGCGGAACATACGTTGCTCCGGACACGGTTCCTGTCGACGCGATCACTTCCAACGCCGATATCGTTTCGACCTGGCTATTGGGCGGGGTGATTACCGTTGGAGTAGTGGTAATGGCGTACTTCGTGATCCGATCGATGATCGAGAAATCCCGCGCAAAATCCTTTGAAGGCGCTTCGGCATGAGCAATGCAATTCTCGACGCAATTTTAGCATCTGCTGCACGTACTGGTGCAAATGTTGTGAAAGACGTTGTTACCTCTCAGTTAGGGCCAACGTTGGGCGGGATTGCGGGAACAGTGGTGGATTCCATCGCCGGGCGTCTTGGCGTCTCTCCTGATGAAATTCCATCTGTGCCAACCGACACACTTGATGCAGCGGTTCAATCTGTCGATCAAGACCCAGCCGTCATTGCCCTGCACAATGAAAGCCAACGCATGATGATCGGCTTAATGCGGGCCGAAATGGATAAAGCGGGGGAGGCATGGTGGACGTGGGCTTGGCGTCCAGCTTGGATGTGGTTGCTTGGCTGCATGTGGCTTTGGGAAACGATGATACTTGGCATAGTCAATTCGATCACGGGGGCAACAATTCCGCACACGGATTACAACGTCCTGTTCGGGATCACCGCGATCTATACTGGCTTTTATATGGGCGGGCATACGGTGAAAAACGTAGCGCAAACACGGTGGGGCCGATGATGGACTGGGGCGAATGGGCTCAGCGTGTTCCTCTCGCCAAATGGTCGATCATCCTAGCCTTCTCGGTAATAGGAGCGATCATGCAACGTGACATGACATGGGCGGGCAGAGCCGTCACATTTATCATGGGGATTTTGATAGCGGTGGTTTTTGAGGAACCGGTGCGCTCCCTGCTTAATTTGGACGGATCATATGCGGCGGCGGTTTCCGCTGTGTTGGCTCTTACCGGACGCAATTTCGCTGCTTATGCATTCAGGGCCAGCAAAAACCCAACTGCTGCAATCAGTGAATTGCTCGATATCTGGCGCGGCGGGAAAAAATAGTCGTTTAATATCAATCACTTAGATCAGATAAGACTTATTATGGAACTGAAAGGAAACTGAATGTCGCCGTACGAGCATGAAATCCAGCTTCAATTGCTTGCAAAGAAAAGCTTTGTAGCCATGTTTTTTTCCGGATTGTTTTTCTTGGCTGCTGCCGCGCTGATTTGCTTTATAGGTCGAGAAACTGCGTGGGCGTTCATTGCAGCCGCTTTAATTGCCGGTGGATTCAGCCAGTTCGCATTCCAGGATTACTCTCGCATCTCACAACTGGTGAGCATCGTAACGGCATGGATTTCGGTAGCGTTTCTGATCACCGCTCTCATCTGTGCTGTGTATGGATACTGACATAGCTTTACGGTCAGATGGGTAAAACGCCCGTCTGATCTTAATATTCTAAAGCAATTATGACTTATCGGCTTGGCGTTGGTGCTGCCAAGCTATCCGTAGCGTCTTTTTGGGACTGGCTCCGGGTGCTTAGAGCGCATTTTTTCCAGAAAATTGTACTGTATATTATTATTGGTCTCTATGGTTGGCGCTACTTTGACACCCTTGTTTGCGCGGCGTACCGGGCTCGATATCCATTTTTTCCAATGAAGGCATTTAATCCGATAAACGTTCGGGCGGTGTTTTCCGCGACGGCCTTCTGCTTGACGTTCTTCGATATCGATTAGTCCGCGAATTTTGGCCCGCCTGTAAGCGTTGCGGACTGTCGTGATGCCTACCCCTGCCCTGTCGCCAATTTCCTTCGCTGACGCATCACAGTAGCCCTTATCTCGGCAATCCTCTGCAATGATGAACAGCGCTGCGCGCTCACCTTCGGTAAAGCTTTCGCTGACATGTGGGGGAAGAATTGACATAGCGGCGAACCGGCGCTTGCGGGCAGTTCGTTCCGGATCGCGTTTAATAGACGCGGCGCGGCCACGCGGTATTCCCGATCGGGAGCGTTCAGGGAAAAAACTGCCGCCTGCCCTCCCCCGCTTCAAGGATGCGCGTGAAATCGCTTCCTGCTGTTTACGCGCAACGCGATCGAGCAAGTCAGAGACTTCCTGCTCCTCCCCCGCTTCTGTCATGATCAGCGAAGTGGCGAGTTTATAGACGGCATTAATCTGTTCAACGGTATGAGCACGCGCAAAGAGCTCGCGCGCACGATCATACGCCGACTGTATCTGAAATTCGTAATTTCTTATCGACACGGGGCAATTCCTTGTAAAAAAGGCGCAAAAACCCGTGGCGCAAAGGCGCGTTTTCTCTTGCAAAAATGCAGGGAATGTTTAATGTCAATAATGACTTTTGTTTTCACACCCGATTTTTCGGTATGTGTTTGACATTAAATTCAACCGGCCTTTGTGCCGGTTTTTTTATGCCTTCATTTTGTTTCTCCACCAGTTGAGACTATTCCTTGAACGGCACATGTTCGCGTTAAAGCGGACTCTGCTTCGCGGAAGGTATAGGCAAGAGACGATAGACCGTATTCCAATTTCCAGCAACCTCCCCTTTTGTGCTCAATTCACGCAAATCACTGTCGTTAGATGCCGATAAATGAGGGTGTTTGAGGGCATTCGACAGGCAATAAAATATCGTTCGCCGAAACGACGTTGGATATTCTTGACAGTTTTTTGTGGAAGTGCGATTCTCAGACGGTCCAAGTATGAGAATAGGCCTGCCACGACAGAAATGTTGGGTAGGTCTTTTTCTTGCCTATCAGTCTCCCGCTTTATCCGTTTCTGATTTCCGGAAGGCCTCATAGAGCCCTTCCAAATTGTTCGATATCCATTCGCCGAAGGCACGGCCGTTCGGGTTGGCAAAATCCATCGAAAGTGTTTTTCCTTTTGTCTTTGCGACGACGCGCACAGAACGATCGGATGGCACCCACTGTTTACTCGGAATTGATTTTACCAAAACCGGCTTTGGCGCGGTCAACGACGTAAGCAGCAACGTGAGCCTCTGGTCGGTGTCAGCTTCGGAAAATTCCTTGCTCTCAATAAAGGCAAACGCTACAGCGCGGTTTGCATCTTCGCGCAGGTATTGGGCAAGCTTATACCAAGTGTCGCGCCCATAGTTTGGAGCGGCACCAACAGCTCTTACGACTTTTTCAGGAATATCGTTCGCTACTGAAAGCAATTTCGACGTGTTAGTTTTGTCGATCGAGAGTGAAGCCATTACGACTTCGCGGTCGTACCCGCTGTCGATCAAGTTTTTCGCAAACATCGCCTTTTCGATGAACGACAGGTTTGCGCGAGCGCTGTTCTCCTGCCCTTGAGCTATAACATGATCCCGGTCAGACAAATTTTTAACAACTGCCCTGACGGGTCTTTGCAAAGCTTTGGCAGCACGCAAGCGACGATGGCCAAAAACGACCATGTAGCGCCCTTCCCTTTCGGGATGAGGGCGAACCAAGATTGGGGAGTCCTGTCCCCTCTCCCGCACTGCTTCCACCAGCTCGGCAAATGCTTCACCGTCAGTTCCTAACCGATCCTCAATAAACGATACGTCAACGAGGTCTGTTGCCAGCTCGACAACGGTGGAACCTTCGAGAAGTTTAGCCTCAATGTCCTTGGCGGCTTTTGCCTGCTCCGCAAGATCATCAATCGATTTTGTTATGGCTCCGAACGCACCACGCGAGCGGTTACGTTCCATCGCTGGAGAAAGCTTCTCAGGAGCGTCGTTTTGTTCAGAGTTGACGGCCGTCAACTTTCGCTCAGTGAGGGATGATAAAAGATTTTTTCGCGACATTAACGCCCCCACGCTCGATGAATGAGAGTTATGATTTCGTCGTTCACACGGTGCAGAGCTTCCATGGCACGGTCATACGTCGAGCGTGTAAACTGCGCGCGCTCAATCTCGTAGAGAGTTTGTTTGGTAATTCCCGCGTCGGAGATTGCCGTGCTTTTGAGCATTTCATTGACGAGCACATGTTGCTTGAAGATAGAACGCATAAACGCGACCATCTGGTTTTGCGGCCCGTCAGTAGGCTCGTACCTTGTGACCATGTATCGAAGCCAGTCTAAACGCATATTCGCCCCTGCCCGCTTCAACGTGCCCATTACCTCCCCAAGCATCAGAAGAAACTGGCACATGGACATTACGTCCAACATTTGTGGATGGACAGTAATCAGAATACCCGACGATGACGAAAGCGCAGTCAGTGTCAGATAACCCAGCTGTGGCGGACAATCGATAATCACTACGTCGTATTGGTCGGATACGTCGCTCAGGGCTTCATCCAACCTGCCAAAAAACATGCGCCCAATCGCGCCATCCTTCTGTGCCAGGGCAAGCGGCGTATCGTACTCGAACTCTTGCAGTTCGAGATTTGCCGGCACGATATCCAAGCCGGGAAAATTCGTTGATCGAACAAGAGTAGACAGTGGCTTGCGTTCGTCATCATAGCGCAGAGCTTCATAGAGAGACTCATTGCGATCAATTTCCGGTTGGAATCCATGCAGGGCGGAAAGTGAAGCCTGTGGATCTAGATCAATAGCCAGTACGCGGTGGCCGGTAAGCGCAAGGTGCTGTGCCAAATGAGCAGCGGACGTTGTCTTAGCACTGCCACCTTTGAAATTGACGACAGAAATTACCTGCAGATGATCATCATCACGACGATGTGGAACATACTTTCCGGGCGCCCGGCTGTTCTTATCAAGGAATTGACGCAGCTCAAGCATTTGTTGCGCGGTGTATGAGCGCCGTCCGGATGAGGTAACGAGCGGTGCGGGCCCCTTCCCTTCCAGCGATAAATTTTTCAGGTAGCCGGCCGTGACACCGAGATACTGCGCTGCTTCAGTGAGCTGGAACGGGCGCAGTGTTTTTTGAGCGTCTGGTGGGAACATTTCAAGACGATGCTCATGCAGCATTTCCGACAGCTCATTAGCCTGCTGGGTTATAAGCAGATCGACTTCGGATATTGCGTCTGTGATGCTTCCTGCAACATTCATCGATATTTTCCACACATGCGGTTTTTTTGCCATGTAGGCAACATAAACGCATGTAGCGCCGATTCTTTAACTGTGGCAAGGATTATTGGGTTAACGAATGGTTAACGAGCGATCCAAGAAAAAGTTGACGGCCGTCAACTTTCGCCGTTGGGCCCCCTTTTGAGGAAAAGTTGACGGCCGTCAACTTTGGTCGTTGGGCCCCTTTTTGAGGAAAAGTTGACGGCCGTCAACTTTGGTCGTTGGGCCCCTTTTTGAGGAAAGTTGACGGCCGTCAACTTTTGTCCGCGAGGTCAGGATTTACGACCTGAAAGCCTTGTGCACTGGGGTTTTCGATTACCTGCTTTGCTGTCGCCGCCATTCCTTGACCGTCCGCGAACTGGACGTAGCAAAGCCTGTCAGTCCAGCTGGGAAAGTAAGCCTCGCACGGCTGCTTATGTCGCGCGTGGCCGGGTCGATTATAGATGAACGGCGTCGCGCTCACGGTAACGGCTCCTCCGATGGTTCCAATGAGATTGTAATTCGGGCACGGTTCAAGCGCCAGCCCCGATCGTGGAATCGTTGAACCTTCGTCGGAACGTCGAGCAGATTTCCTTTATGGCCGATAAATCGCCGCCATGCGGCTTCCGGTGTCTCTCCGAAAGTGCCTGGCGCTTGATCGCGATAAATGAGATCGCCTTTTTGCTTATCCCATGGGGAAAGAGGAGGGAGGATGACAAAGCCGTCAATCGTCAGTGTTTTATCGTTCAAGGGCGTGCCTTCCTTTGTTCTGCGGTGGTGATTGTTGCGACCTGATCCCGATAACGGTTCATTGCAAACGCGAAGCGCTGCATCTTCATGCGATCCTGCCAGCACTGGCAACCGCCATTGGTGTGTTGGCCTTCCGGTGCGATTATGATGCAGTGAGCGTTGCCGCAGCTACCGATGACAGAAAGCTGCTCATTCAGATCAGCGCTGGCATCTTCGAGACAGGCGAGGGCGTCAGCTTTCAAATTCCACCTTTTTATCTTTGGGGGCACGCTGCATCAGTTTTTCCAGCGGTGACAGTGGTAGGCGGTTGCCACGCTTCACTGACAACGGCTCCAATCCGTACTTTTCCAAATAGTTTCGGGTGTGTTTGGCCCATACTTTACGCCCCCAGCTTGTGGTCGCAAACTCGTAAGGACGGGCGTCATTAAGTGCCTTCTTACGGGTTTTAAGATCGGCGTCATCTGGAAGGCTACGATGGACCTCCCCGATAATATGTGATGCAGTGGATTGCCAATTCATCGTCAATCCTTCAAATTAATTCGGGCAGTTGAGCTATAACGAAGGCGTCCAACTTCAAGACCATTGTAATAATGGCGGGTTAAATCGTGAGCCAGACGTTCCGCGTTTATAATGCGCCAGAATCGTAGCGACGAAGCTTTCCACTCCGTCGCGCCATTGTGAGGGTCGGCGGCTCGGTCTTTCCGACAGTACCAAACTTCCCATTTCCAGCCCCTGCGTTTTGAATAAAACTGCCAACCCGGATGGTTATCCATGGGTGTTTTTCTCCCATCCTCGCCATTTCTCTTTCACTGCGCGCCGCCGAATATTTTCAAGCTCGTTGTACCATCTTGCTAACAATCGCTCCGCTGGGTTGCCGGCACGTTCACGCATTTCGCGCTGCAGAACTTCCTGCAACAAGATTGCTTGCTCATGCGTATGAACATAAACTCCAGCGTAGGTCTTTCCGAATTGAGGTGGGGGATCATCATAGCGGCTCATTGGTGGTCGCTTTCTGTGCATTTGCCGCGCGTAACTCGTCGGGGTGGCGAATTGTGCCGTCTTGTGCTCGATATGTGAGATTGCCCTGATCGTACGTGAATGTGCCGTCGATAACCATTTCGTGGGCATCACGCATGAATCGTTCAATATGAACCGGATTAGCTGCGAGGAATGACACGAAGTGGCCTGCAATTTCTGTAGCAGGCTCGCCAGCGCCAAAGCCGACAGCCGCCGAAACTTCGGCAAGTTTATTCAAAAGCTCGGCGGCGCTAATTTGCTTTATAGAAAGAAGTTTTTTTAGAGCCGCGTAAGAAGCATCAAATTCAGCTTTGGTGTCATCGATCACTCTCGGATTTGACCCTTGATCTTCCTCCCATCCCCACCGTTGGGCGGCAAAGCTGAAACGGCCTAAAGCTTGAAGCGCATTGACGTCTGCCTCCGTTGCCTGCTGAACTGGCGTGGCTGTTAGAGCCGCTTTCCAATAATGCCAGCCAGCGTTAATCACCTCGTCCTGGTATCCATCGCCGACGCGTGGTTTCAAGCACTCAACGCGAATTTCGACTTCGAGGAAGCCGCTCTCTTTCAAACGCTCAATGACGGCCGCTTCAAACGCGGGACGGGTTTTTTCAATGTCGTTGGTCATCATTTCTTGTCCTGTGCGCGATAATAAGCGAGCAGCTTTTCGCCTGCATCTGGATTAATATTGTCGAGTTGGCGCAACGCCCAGTTCAGACCATTGGCAAAGCCGGTGCGCTCGCCTTTCTGGTGCTCGTTTATTTCTCGCTGCACTCGTTTGCGCTGGCGATCCTCCAATACCGTTGTGACGGTCACGGGAAATGCGCCACGGGATTTGGGTTCCGCGCTGACATACTGACTCATGCCGGGTTCGCCGGAAACGGGTACACAACGCCACCATTCGTGCCGCACGTAATCGGGGAGGCCTTCCGGAACATGTCGCTCATCGTGGAAATAATCAGCACCGGTGTAAACGTTGCAAGCGCGAGCGAACTTCCAACGATCAAAGTGTCCGCGTGCGTAAAAGCCCATCAAGCCTTCACTATCCATTTCTCTCAAATCACGGATTTCGATTTCGGGCGCCTGCTTAACAAAATCACTGGAGCTATTTTGAGCGTCCATGATCGCCTGGGCGATATTGTAGACGGCGCGCGCTTCTGTCAGCCCGACACCTTCGGACTGCGCCATAATGCGCTTATGGCATTCGCGAGCAGCGTCTATGATGTGTGTAGGAATCTCATCAAACATCAAATTTGTTCTCCGCTGGCGGGAAGACGCTCTTGCACGCGTCTTCCCGTGGGGAATAGTCGGTCAGTGGCTGGAGGTTTCTTTGTTGAAGGAATGCAGAAAAACGGATTGAGAAAAGTCTACGCCGCTCCGCATCAGGCCTATAATCATGGCGTCGATGTTGCCGTGACAAAGCGTTGCTGCTTTGACCAGATTTTGGCTCACGCTAGTCATTGGGCCTATGAGTGTTGAACCGCGTTCATTCGGTTCCCACTCGACGCTTGCGACTAGGCTCATGCCTAATTCTTCCGCCTTTCTCGCTACGTCTGCGAGCATTGGAGCAATAATTTCGTCGTATTCTTTTTCAGTGGCCATTGTTGGCTCCTATGCTTGATTAATCTGATCGATGTTTTTGAAGATCGGCTGGTAGGAGTAGGCGACCACCCACGGGTTTTTGTCCCATGCGCAGGGTCCGTTGATGTGATCCCAGAGAGACCGGTAGCTGTCGATTGGCGATCGATACCATTCAGCCGTGTCGTGGGGTTTCCCTAAGAGATAGTCGCAATAAGCCGGCCCATTGCCGTAGTTATCCGCAACGCGGTCTATACCTTCCGCAATCGCGTCTTCTTCGCTGATGTCCTGCAGGCGTTCGATCTTCACGCCGGTCACAATCAACGTAAGGCGAGAAGCCCATCGGGGCATGTGGATGGAGGGACGAAGGCGCGCGTGCTTACTCCAATCAATATTCGGATGACAGGCGCGCAATTGCTCAACACCTGCTAGATGCAAGCGAACATCGTCAGCATCGGCCGCGTAAACTGCCAGCTCATGATCACCATCGTCGGTAAGGTAATGAGCCTCACGAACCCAAAGGCGGTCGCCAACCGAGTAGCGCGGTCTTAGCCAATAATGTTGACCTTCGGCATCTAAAGGCCAGCGCCGTAACTTGCGGGGCGGAACTTGCTCGTTCTCGCTCCAAGCCCAAAGACCAGAGGGCACCCACTCATGAAGTACGTTCAACATTGTAGGTTGTTGGCAAAAAGTCGCCCACTCTGGAGGCTGCGGTTTTAGTATCCGGCGTGTTTGGGTTTTGCGTTCTTCGAGATTGGCGCGAACCATTGGCGCGCTGAAAAGGAGAGGGTGGTCTTTCACTGTGGACCTCCGGAGTAAAGGTAGCCGTAGCCGCGTCCGCCGCCGATACGGTGGCCGTTAGCGCGCAACCGGGAAATGGTGCGATGCACAGTAAGAACATTCACGCCAAGCTTTTCGGCGAGCTCGCGGCCGACGCGGTGGCTCTGAACAGCAAACAGATCGAGCAGCTGCTTTTCTCGCTCGATGCGCTCTAGTGTTCTTACGCGGTTCCGATCGGTTAAGCCGCGCATATTGAGACTTTCACGATCGATCATGCTGCACCGTTCCAGTGCGCAGCCATCTGTTCGGCAATCTGAGATGCTAACGACGGGATATCACGCTTGCCGAGTCTTATTAGCGCTGTGCCGTTTATCGAATAGCACGTATGAACTCTCGGGCCGTTGCCATCATCGTGAGACAGACGCACGATTTGCTCCAGATATGGCGTATGCGGGTTGTTACGCACTGATATCTCATGACGGAGCGTGGTCATGACCCGTACCGCAGACATTGTTGGAGAAAGGACTTCAAAGGTTGGGAAAGGATCGCATGGCTTTGGGCTGTCAATCCTGAAAGGCTTCACGCGTCCTCTGACGGTTGGCATTTCGATCAGAAACGCAGAGTAAGCGCCCAGCAGCTCACGAACGTCGCAATCCCAGTCTTTGATCATTTCTTCCAAATGCCAGAGCTTCGACAAAACACCTCGGTAATGTGCTGTCGTTTTTGTCAGATCAGCTTGCAGCGCTGCTATTTCTTCACGATGCTTTCGGCGCTGATTGCGCCCATAACGTTTAGCCATTGTTGCTTTCCTCTACATGCATCGCGGCGTCGTAGGATTTTTTGACAGTTGCGAGCCACCGACCCACGGCACCAGGCCAAAACCAGATCAGAACAAAGATTAACCAGAGCGCGTAACCAGTCATGGCGCGCTCGTCTTGCTTCGAGCTTTCTTGGAGGCGTGTCTAAGCTTCGCAAGGGATCGGATTGCCGGTCGCACATCAGGATGCGCCGCGTCGTGATCAAAACCACGATGCCCATTCATGAACGGCAGAGTACCGCGTGGCATTGGTTCCCAATTGGAGGGATCAGTATTTTGCTTATTGCCGTCTTTGCATTTCAGAATGAAGCCTTCGGGCAGGGGCCCATTGGCCTTTTCCCAAACGTGTCGATGTTTGAGCACGTACCGGCATTTATACCCAGTGTGAGGGTTTCTCTCGTCAATGTTTAATTCGACATAGCCGTCCGGTGTAATGCGTTCATGTCCGACATACTTTGCATTTTTCGGGACGCTGCCCTTTTTAAATTGCGTGCGGGCGCTGTTCGCATTGTAGGGCATTTTCTTGCCGAAGTTGGCCGGCACGTTGCCTTTCGGGAAATGACCGGTGCGTCCGGTTTTCCAGCCTTTGCGCTTGCGCAGCGCGTGCAAATTATGGGCTGCAACATCGCGGTTGAAATTCTGATTGAACGCAGCCGTATATTCGCTGATTGGCATTTTATGGTTGAGCTCAAGCCAAGCGAGCTCCTCCACAGAGTATGGAATAGCCGCGCCTTTCATTCGGCCTTTCCTTCTATCTCTTTGGATTTATCAAATATCATCGGAAGCGCTTGTTTATGCTTCTCGCCGCGAATGGCGATTGTGTTCACTGCTTTGAGAGCCAGATCCGCATTGCTTATGATTTGCTCGCTGATCGCTACGATAGCGTCGGTTCTTTTCGCCTCCGAGGAAATCTGTTCAGGCGTCAAATCCTCGTCCGATAGGCGTTCCAGCTGGGCAAAAAGGTGGTTGTTGAGGTCGATGATACGGTTCTTCATGACGCCACCTGTGCATCAGAGGAAAACCCCAAAGCTTCGTCTACGGATTTCTGAGCCTCGGCGGATGCGGTGTGCAATACGAACAGGGCTTGTGCCTCTGCAGGAGACGCAATTTCAAAAACCGGCTGAAAACGTTCGTCTTCGACTTCCACCTCAAGCTCATGGAGCGACAACAGGCCACCTAGCGTCCAATCGCAGGGCTTTCCGTCTGGTTCTTTTCGTGATGATCCCGCGCCAGTAAAGCGACCGACACACGAGAACCCGATGTATTTTTCAACAGCGCCGAAATCTTTTCCAGCGCCGGCACAAATGAAAGTTTTTGCCGATTGCACAAAGCCACACATGGGGCACTTGAACGCCAAATGCTCTTTTGGAAGGCCCTGTTTTTTTAAGCGGGCCTGAAATTCGGAGAGGGTGATTTTTTCAATTGTCATTGCGATTACCAAAATTAGGGGGAGTGGCGGGGGATCAAACGGGGCACTCGTCGTCGGGGTCGTCTGGGGCGGGGAGCGAATACCGAGATGCAGGCCTGTAAGGGCGATTGATTTGCATCGCCGTTTGTTCGTCAGTGAGCGTGTAGGAAA